CTACAGGACCTACTGGCACAACAGGCGCAACTGGTGCTACAGGACCTACTGGCATGACAGGCGCAACTGGTGCTACAGGACCTACTGGCACAACAGGCGCAACTGGTGCTACAGGACCTACTGGCACGACAGGCGCAACTGGTGCTACAGGACCTACTGGCACGACAGGCGCAACTGGTGCTACAGGACCTACTGGTACAACTGGCACAACAGGCGCAACAGGACCTACTGGAACGACAGGTGCGACTGGTACAACAGGACCTACTGGCGCAACTGGTGCTACAGGACCTACTGGCACAACAGGCGCAACTGGTGCTACAGGACCTACTGGCACGACAGGCGCAACTGGTGCTACAGGACCTACTGGCACGACAGGCGCAACTGGTGCTACAGGACCTACTGGTACAACTGGCACAACAGGCGCAACTGGACCTACTGGCACAACAGGCGCAACTGGTGCTACAGGCGCAACTGGTGCTACAGGACCTACTGGTACAACAGGCGCAACTGGAGCTACAGGACCTACTGGAACGACAGGTGCGACAGGTGCGACAGGACCTACTGGCACAACAGGTGCGACTGGATTTACAGGACCTACTGGAACGACAGGTGCGACAGGACCTACTGGCACAACAGGTGCGACTGGATTTACAGGACCTACTGGAACGACAGGTGCGACTGGTACAACAGGACCTACTGGCACAACAGGTGCGACTGGATCAACAGGACCTACTGGCACAACAGGTGCGACTGGATCAACAGGACCTACTGGAACAACAGGTACAACTGGTACAACAGGACCTACTGGAACGACAGGTACAACTGGTGCTACAGGACCTACTGGTACAACAGGCGCAACTGGCACTACAGGACCTACAGGACCTACTGGATCTACTGGTACAACAGGCGCGACAGGTGCGACAGGTACTACAGGACCTACAGGATCAACAGGTACAACAGGTACTACAGGACCTACAGGAACGACGGGTACCACAGGCACAACAGGACCTACAGGAACGACAGGTACAACAGGTACTACAGGACCTACAGGAACGACAGGTACAACTGGTACATCAGGTCCAACAGGAGCTCAAGGAATATCAGGAGCTACAGGTCCAACAGGCGCAACAGGCGCAGCAGGATCAACAGGATCCGCGGGTGCAACAGGCCCAACAGGTGTTATTGGCGCAGTAGGTTTGAATTATTCTAATTTCCTATTCTGGAGCACAGGTACAACAAGTTGGCAGGCTGAAATAGGAGATAGAGTTCATATAGGACAAAACGCAGGATCAACTCTTCAGTCAACTGGAGCAGTCGCAATAGGACTAAGAGCTGGATTTAATACACAAGGAGCTAGTACAATAGCTATTGGTGTAGAGGCTGGATCGACGCTTCAATCAACAGTCGCGATAGCGATAGGATGGCAGGCAGGACAGAGTATTCAAGGATCTAATACGATCGCAATTGGATATCAAGCTGGACAAAATAGTCAGTCATCAAGTGCGATCGCAATAGGAAATATAGCTGGACAAAATAGTCAGTCTATAAGCGCAGTGGCAATAGGAGACAGGGCAGGAACAACTAATCAAGGCCAATATGCCGTCGCAATAGGATACCAAGCAGGTTATAATCTTCAATCAACTAATGCTATAGCTATAGGAAATCAGGCTGGCTGGAATAGTCAAGGCGCTAGTTCAATCGCTATAGGAGTAGGAGCAGGACAAAATAATAGTTTAGCAGCAACTTTTAGTAATAATGTACCTTCATCAGCAAATAATTATATTACAACATCCTCCAATACATATACATTTGCCCAGCTCGGTCCAATTTGTATTGGATTTTGGTTCCAGCTTTATAGCTATCCACCTGTAGGTGATTATGTTGTGCTATTTAATGGTGCTCTCCAAAATTCACCATATACAGAACAAATTAATATAAGTATAGTTTACGCAACAGCAACTACTACAACTTTTAGTATAAGAACAAGTCCAAGTTACAGTTTTACAAGTATCGCTACTTCAATTTCTATTAATACATGGTATTATATGACAATACGTACAGGGACGTTTAATCAATCTGTTTATTTAAATGGCAATTTATTAGCAACTATACCAATTAACCCAAACTATAATACAGGTCCGTCATTATTAACCTTTGGTGCGTATAATACAGGGTCACTTGTTTCTAAGGGGATTAATGGTCAAATTGTAGATTTTAGACTTTACAAGGATGTAAATTTATCAAATGCCGATATTACATCCTTGTTTAATATACGTGGAAATACAATAAATCCAGCTGGTCTAGCAACACCATATTTATGGTATCCATTTAATAGTTCTATAGACGGCATTGGTTCTAATAATATTGTATTAACAGTAGTAGGAAGTGTACCATATACACTGTCATATTTGTATAGTACAAATAGTGGAACAATATCGATTGGACCTCAGGCAGGAAATACACCACAAGGCCAGAATGCCATCGCAATAGGTGTCCAAGCTGGATTTAGTATTCAAGGTCAGAATGCCATCGCAATAGGACAGGGAGCAGGGCGAGACAATCAGGCCACAAACACAATCGTCCTAAATGCCTCGACATCTGCCCTAAATGCCGCAACAGCATCAGCATTCTATGTCGCGCCAATTAGAAACACAGCTGGCTCAAACATCGTATTAAGTTATAACTCAACAACATACGAGGTTGGATGGACAAGTGTAGCCAGTGGTACAACATTAGCGAATGGTGTATCAACCTCCAATTTCATATTCTGGAGCACAGGCACGACGAGCTGGCAGACTGAAATAGGAGACAAAGTTCATATAGGACAAAACGCAGGTGTAATTCTTCAGTCAACTGGAGCAGTCGCAATAGGTCTACAAGCTGGATTTAACACTCAAGGTGCCAGTACTGTAGCTATTGGTGTTCAGGCTGGATCAACACTTCAGTCAACTGCGGCTGTAGCAATTGGATGGCAAGCAGGGCAGAACAGCCAAGGTCAACAAGCAGTAGCAATAGGATATCTAGCAGGACTAAATACACAAGGATCAAATTCAATAGCTATAGGAATTAATGCTGGATATAATAGTCAATCTGATAATGCAGTAGCTATAGGAACTAATGCAGGAAGTACAACACAAGGACTTAGAGGTGTAGCAATAGGATTTCAAGCGGGAAATAGTACTCAACAAAATTTTTCAGTAGCTATAGGAAATATAGCAGGACAAACACTTCAAGGATTAAGATCCGTTGCAGTAGGAAATAATGCAGGAACTACTAGTCAAGGTCAGCAGGCAGTAGCAGTTGGAGACCAATCAGGAAGTACTACTCAAGGCAATTATGCAGTAGCAGTAGGATCATATGCTGGTAATGTAACTCAAAGTAATTATGCTGTAGCTATAGGAAATTATGCAGGAAATAGTAATCAAGGCCAGAACGCCATAGCCATTGGATCTCAAGCTGGTCTAACCAACCAGTCCACAAACACAATCGTCCTAAACGCCTCGACCTCCGCTCTAAATACCGCAGTATCCTCAGCGTTCTACGTCGCACCAATAAGAAGCACAGTTGGCTCTAACATCGTATTAAGTTATAACTCAACGACATACGAGGTTGGATGGACAAGTGTGGCTGCTGGTGGTACGACCTTGGCGAATGGTGTATCAACCTCCAATTTCATATTCTGGAGCACAGGCACGACAAGCTGGCAGACTGAAATAGGAGATAAAGTTCATATAGGACAAAACGCAGGTGTAACTCTTCAGTCGACTGGAGCAGTCGCAATAGGTCTACAAGCTGGATTTAACACTCAAGGTGCCAGTACTGTAGCTATTGGTGTCCAGGCTGGATCAACGCTTCAGTCAACTGCGGCGGTAGCAATTGGATGGCAAGCAGGACAGAGTATTCAAGGATCTAATACGATCGCAATTGGATATCAAGCTGGACAAAATAGTCAGTCTACTAGTGCGATCGCAATAGGATATTCCGCAGGAGATACTAATCAAGGAGCTAGTTCAATCGCAATTGGTATTAACGCAGCCTCTACATCACAACTATCAAATGCCGTCGCAATTGGTACTCAAGCTGGTCAGAGTAATCAGTCAACTGGTAGCATAGCAATAGGTTATCAAGCTGGACAAAGTAATCAAGGCCAAGATATTGGTGGAGCTGGAAATAGGGCAATTGCGATAGGATATCAAGCAGGTACTACTTCACAAGGTAACTCAATTGCTATAGGAGATCTCGCAGGAAATAATACTCAAAAGCAATGGGCTGTAGCAATAGGAACAAACGCAGGACAAACTAATCAAGCAGTTCAAGCTGTAGCAATTGGATACTATGCGGGGCAAACGAATCAATTATCAAATGCTTTAGCAATAGGAAATCAAGCAGGAGGTGTTAGTCAAGCTGGATTCACGGTAGCTATAGGATCAAGAGCGGGACAAACTAGTCAACAAGCAAACGCTGTCGCAATAGGAAACCAAGCAGGAAATGATAATCAACAAACAAATTCTGTAGCAATAGGATACTTAGCAGGACAAACTAGCCAATTAGCTAGTGCAGTCGCTATAGGTAATACAGCAGGACAAACTAGTCAATCCACATACGCAGTAGCAATAGGAGATACAGCAGGAGTTACAAGTCAAGGCCAGGCCGCAGTCGCCATAGGATATCAAGCAGGAAATAGCAGGCAATCAACAAATGCGGTAGCTATAGGAAATTTCGCAGGACAAACTACCCAAGGTTCAAACTCAGTAGCTGTAGGAAATACAGCAGGATATAGTGGCCAACAGACGAATGCGACTGCGGTAGGAAGTGGCGCTGGTAATCTCAATCAACTCGATGGTGCTGTAGCAATAGGATCTAACTCAGGAAATAATAGTCAAAGTAGTAACTCAATAGCTATAGGATTTACTGCTGCTAGTGGATATCAAGGCCAAACTGCGATTGCGATAGGATATTACGCAGCACAACTTAGGCAATCTACAAACGCGGTAGCAATAGGAAATAATGCTGGAAATACAAGTCAAGGTGAAAGCGCAGTCGCAATAGGATATTACGCAGGATATCTGAATCAATTAGCAACAGCAGTCGCCATAGGATATCAAGCAGGATATAACACTCAAGGCCAATACGCAGTCGGAATGGGGTACCAAGCAGGACAAACAAGTCAAACTCAATATGCCATTGCTATTGGATATATAGCAGGACAAAATTCACAATCAACAAATGCGGTGGCAATAGGATATTCTGCTGGATGGAATAATCAAGGCCAACATACAGTAGCAATAGGAAGTAACGCAGGATATAATAATCAGTCTACAAACGCAGTAGCAATAGGACAACAAACAGGAACTACACGTCAAGGTCAAACCACAGTAGCAATAGGATATTACTCTGGAAATAGCTATCAATCTACAAACGCAATAGCTATAGGAAATAATGCTGGAACTACAAATCAAGGTCCGCAGACAGTAGCAATAGGATTTCAAGCTGGATATACTACTCAGTCTACAAGTGCGGTTGCGATAGGATATTACGGAGGAAGAACAAGTCAAGGTGAAAACGGTGTAGCAATAGGATATTACGCAGGAGAGCGCGATCAATCTACAAACGGAGTAGCGATAGGAAATGAAGCAGGTAATAGTAGACAAGGCTTAAGGGGAGTAGCATTGGGTTTCCAAGCAGGAAGAACTGCTCAATCTACAAACGGAGTAGCGATAGGAAATGAAGCAGGAACTACAAATCAAGGTCAGAATTCAGTAGCTATAGGTAATACAGCAGGACAAACTAGTCAATCTACAAGCGCAGTAGCAATAGGAGATAGCGCAGGAAAAACTAGTCAAGGTCAAAACGCCATAGCTATAGGAAATCTAGCTGGACAAACCAATCAGTCCTCAAATACAATTGTCCTAAACGCATCTGGATCCGTCCTAAATACGCTTTCAACAAGCGCATTCTACGTCGCACCGATAAGAAGCACAGTTGGCTCTAACATTGTATTAAGTTATAACTCAACGACATACGAGGTTGGATGGACAAGTGTGGCTGCTGGTACAACATTGGCGAATGGAAGTTCATATTCTAATTATCTATACTGGAATGATACAATTCCTGCTTGGGTGCCTGAGACAGGCACGACTGTTCATATAGGAACTATAGCAGGTGGTAGCAGCCAAGGAACTGGTGGTGTAGCAATAGGATATCAATCAGGACGATTCACTCAAGGCTCTTATAGTATAGCACTAGGCTGGCTGTCTGGATATACTAGTCAAGGTCCATACTCAATAGCATCAGGTTATTACGCAGGACAAACTACTCAAGGGGATCAGGGAGTCGCAATAGGATATTATGCGGGAAATAGCACACAACAAACAAATGCGGTAGCGATAGGAAATTCAGCTGGATATACTCTTCAAGGTGCTAACGCAGTAGCTATAGGTACTTCAGCTGGTTCTACATTACAGTTCGCAAGCTCAATCGCAATAGGTGTTCAAGCTGGTATATCAAATCAGTCAACTGCGGCAGTCGCAATTGGTGTTCAAGCTGGATTTATTAGACAAGGTGAAACCTCAATCGCAATAGGATTCCAAGCAGGTTATAATATTCAATCTACTAATGCGATTGCCATAGGTGAATTGGCTGGTTCTACATTACAATTCGCAAGCTCAATCGCAATAGGTCTTCAAGCAGGTATATCAAATCAGTCAACTGCGGCAGTCGCAATTGGTGTTCAAGCTGGATTTAGCAATCAAGGACAAAATGCCATAGCTATTGGTTTCCAAGCAGGATCTACTAATCAGTCCTCAAACACAATCGTCCTAAACGCATCTGGATCCGCCCTAAATACACTCTCAACCAATGCGCTATATATAAATCCTATTAGAAACTCAGCTGAAACAAATGTATTAACATATAATACAACAACATTTGAAGTAGGTTATTCAGCTAATGCGCCCATCTTACAGGCATACAACTCAACTACGATGTCTAACAATTATAATAAAAATATTTTATTACTCAATCAATCAAGTAATATTGTAAATCTATCATCTGTTGCTGCTACAAATGGTACCTTTATAAATTTTATAAACTACTCTGGTACTGAGTATAATATAGTGATAGATGGCCCTACTCCTAATTATTTAAGCAATAATACTGAATTAACAGCATACTATACTACAGTAAATAACCTAAATAGATGGATTATACCCGCATCTTATGTACCCCAAACGGCTAGTCCTATGATAATGAATATAGTAGTAGGTTCTGTGGTAACGAATAGTACAATGTATCTGCCATTTAGTGGTATTAGTAGCCTCCAAGTTAATTGGGGCAATGGATCAACATTAACATATACATCTGCTCCACAGTATACATATGGTGCCATAGGATCTTATTCGATTAGTATAAGTGGAATTGCTACAGGATTTGGAAGTACAAGTACATATAGTGGAGCTTCTCTAATATCATCTGTAACACAATGGGGTACACTTGGATTTTTATCATTGAATGGAGCATTTTATGGAGCATCTACATTGGTATCAGTGCCGTCGAATATACCATCATATGTTACAGATATAGGTAGAATGTTTCAGAATGCGTCTTCATTCAATCAGAATATATCTGGCTGGAGTACATCGCGTATAACATCGGCTGATTTTATATTCTGTGGATGCCCTGTATTAGCAACTCCAGCTTACTACCCATCCATTACTCCTACACCAACATGGGGATGCCCTATCCCTCCAGAAATGCTTATAAATATATATGCTCCTGCCTCTGCGACAATGACACTTCCTTTTAGTGGTATTAGTAGCCTTCAGGTTGACTGGGGTAATTCACTTATATCAACATATGGTTCAGGTACAACACCTAGTCGCGTATATAGTGTAGCAGGAAATTATCAAATTAGTATTACAGGACGTGCGTCATCGTTTGGAAACATATCTGGATATACAGGAAATACTCTAATATCAAGTGTAACACAGTGGGGAACTCTTAATATGTCATCATTAGCTGGAGCATTTTATGCTGCGACAAACTTAGTACAGGTGCCATCAGATTTACCAACAACAGTATTAAATACAAAACTTATGTTTTATAATGCGTCTAAGTTCAATAGCTCTGTAAATAGCTGGAATACATCAAACGTTACAAATATGAACCAGATGTTTGCTTGGTTTACTCCATTTAATCAACCACTAAATAATTGGAATACATCGAATGTTACAGATATGTATGGTATGTTTCAGGCGGCGACTTCATTTAATCAGCCACTAAATAGCTGGAATACATCAAGTGTTACAGATATGAGTTATATGTTTAATAGCGCTGTTTCATTCAGTCAGCCACTAAATAGTTGGAGTACATCAAATGTATTAAATATGCGTAATATGTTTTCAAATATTGGTTCATTCAATAGCTCTATAAATAGCTGGGATACATCAAAAGTTACAAGTATGAGTAATATGTTTAATGGTAACACAGGATTCAATCAGTCACTAAATAACTGGAATACATCAAGTGTTACAGATATGAGTGATATGTTTTATAACGCGTCGGTATTCAATAGCTCTATAAATAACTGGAATACATCAAGTGTTACAAATATGAGTCAAATGTTCAGGGGTGCGGTAGCATTTAATCAACCACTAAATAACTGGAATATATCAAATGTTACAAATATAGGTTCTATGTTCAGGGCTGCGGTAGCATTTAATCAACCACTAAATAACTGGAATACATCAAATGTTACAAATATGAATTTTATGTTTTTAAGTGCGACCTCATTCAATCAGTCACTAAATACCTGGAGTACATCAAAAGTTACAAGTATGAGTAATATGTTTAATGGTACCACAGCATTCAATCAGTCACTAAATAACTGGAATACATCAAGTGTTACAGATATGAGTGATATGTTTTATAACGCGTCGGTATTCAATAGCTCTATAAATACCTGGAGTACATCAAATGTTACAAGTATGAGTCAAATGTTCAGGGGTGCATTCGCATTTAATCAACCACTAAATAATTGGAATACATCAAGTGTTACAAATATGTTTGGTATGTTTATAAATGCGACCTCATTTAATCAGCCATTAAGTAACTGGGATACATCAAAAGTTACAACTATGTATCAGATGTTTGCTGGAGCATCTCAATTCAATCAGTCACTAAATAACTGGAATACATCAAATCTTACAAATATAGGTTCTATGTTTTCATATGCGATTAATTTCAATAGTTCTATAGGTAACTGGAATACATCAAAACTTACAGATACAACTTATATATTTGAGAATGCGCTTGCGTTCAATCAGCCACTGAATACCTGGAATATATCAAGCGTTACAAATACGATTGGTACATTTTATGATGCGAAATCATTTAATCAGCCACTAAATAACTGGAGTACATCAAATGTTACAACTGCGAATAGTATGTTTAGAGGCGCGTCATCGTTCGTTCAGAATATATCTAATTGGAATGTGTCAAAAGTAAACACCAACGCAGCATCTAATTTTATGTTTTGTAACTGTCCAATGAGTACATTAACAAATGCATCTAATAGACCTGTAATTACATATAGTGGATGGATATCTTCATGTAGTTAAACAGATAAGGGATTTACATATTAAGACTATAATAAAAAACTATAAACTATAAAACTATAAAATATTTAAAAATTCTATATTTATTATTAAATAATATATATAGAATGTCAAAGTTTCGACCCCGTCTATCCCGATATAATACAAACTGTTGCTATCAAGTCATGCCCGTCCCAGTTATACCGCTATGCGCGGTATCTTGTTGTATGCCACAACCAATTTGTGAATATGTAGCAGTACCACCAGAACCACTACCACCTCCTGAACCACCACGTGGCTGTAATATATCAGATAAAGCCGCAGAATATGGTATAGTAAATGCCCATGGTCAAACATCGCCCATACAAATTCCAAACTATTGTCCTGATTTTCCGCCGCCGCCCACAGGATCTATTTTAACAAATACAGAAGATACTACCCCATCAGGATATTTAGCAGCAGATGGTATAGAAGTTTCTAGAATAGTATACAGTGATCTATTTTTGGCAATTGGTACATATTATGGTGACGGTGACGGTGTATCAACATTTAATTTACCAAATTTATCATATGATGGAATTGGCTCTATGATATCATATATTATAAAAATATAAAAGCATAACAATATAAAGTAGGTTGTAATCTCTTGTAATTCCTAGCTAAATGTATAATATATACCTATTTGTCCGGTATAAAATATTATTTAATATTTAGATCAGTTCTAAATATTAATTAATTAATGACTTAGATATTTATTTAATTGCGTTTATGTGTTTTGCGTGCTAAACGTTTTTTATGGCGTTTACCATGTTTTGTTTTATGTCTTCCACCATTAGCCATTGAAGTTGAATTTAATAAACTGCTTAAATTATTTACTTCTCTTCTGTGTTCTGCCGCCGCCCATTTTGGATTTAGTACACTCATTTTAACAACTCGCTTATATGTAATTGGCTTACCATTACGTATAACACTATTCCTTTGTCTTTCTGTAAGATTATGAGAGTATGAACCTTTGCCATTAGGAACATTCACTATTTTCTTTACTTGGCCATATACATTTATTGGATATCCAAATTGTTGACCAGGTCCTGTAACAACTTCTTCAACTATATTTTTATTAATAAATTGTTTTGGAGCACGACGACCACTGTTAACATTCATGCCGCTCATTTTCTTCTATCTATATATGTGAAAATAATCTATCTTATAAAATGGTAGACTCCCTTATCACCTTAAATTGTTCCTTTAAAGTATTATTCGGCGGATAAGTCAACCTTAGTGATCTACCAACATTATCACCAGGAGTTACAGACTTCTTTAAAATTCCCCAACCAACCCATATTGCTTCTTTCCCCACAGTGTACCGCCAAGGAAATTCCGTAGAGTCTGGTTGTCTCATATGTTTCTTCACCTTTCTATTTTGCTTTATCATCCACTCGGACTGTTTCTGTAGCAAATTATTGAATATACGCGCATTTCCCTGCGATAGAATAGCTATATAGAATAACTCAGCCCACGCCTCTGTTTCAGCTTCCACTACATCTAAACCGTGTGCGACATTATCAAGACAACACGAATGTTGTAGTTCGTGAATTAGAACTCGTGTCGCGTCCTCTGCGCGATATATTACTATAGTTTCTGGATTACACCTATACGTGTATCCTCCATTAATGTTCTCGGTCTGAATTGGCCCACAGCCCTTAGGAAATACACGTAAACTCCTATTGGCAAGAAAGAAGATCTTAAATAATGCTTTGTTACGCTTCTCATAAAACATTCTCAGAATACGTCCCCATAAGTCCCATGGTAATTCGGCCATTTGTTCCATTGTTTCAAATACCGCCACGACTTGACCATAATCGCACCTACATGTTACCATAACCAAGTTTCCCCGTATCAATTCATCAAACATAACTTTGCGCTTGTTAGCCTTGTCAAACTCCGATTCTGTATTACATTCCTGTCGTAAAAAGTTCATATCTTTCCTAGAAATCTCTATATTTTCCCATTTAATAGGCGCCTTGTCAAACTCTTTTTTAACTCTGTCTAACAAGGTATCAATTAAGATTGACATCCCTTACTAATATGGGGTGCTAATATTCGGCGCTAATATTCGGCGCTAATATTATACTAAACCGTGTCTCAATTTATAAAACTCATGCGCCAGTTTTAAATGAACGTGTTCCCATAAAATCGGAATTCGATACGATGTTACTAAAACCCATCCTGAGCCCGACTCCGCTTTCCATAGCGTACCCAACAATTTACAGCGCATACTCGGAGTAATCCATTCCGTTTTGTAAATGGCCTCTATCCAGTAAGTAATAACATCGGTCCAACGAAGATTTCTTTGAAGGCATGTGTAAATCCAGTTACGAACATCAGCTATTTTCTTGGTACCCCAATCATTCGACCAGTCATCAATGGTCTTTTTAAAGAACTCTAACCAGACATCCTTCTCTATCAAAGAAGCTTTGCGTGTATAATTCGCCAGTAACATGTCTTCCCCCGCAACTGGAATCTCAAAACAGAAATCACGCAGCCGACCACTTAAAGGCAGTTCCGTCGTTAGTAAAATCGTAAATGTAGGATATTGTTCCAAGCATTCCTGTAACTGTAGCACTGATTCATCTGTTAAGAAATGTGCGTGATATAGGACCAAGTATCTAGCCTTAATGAGCGACGACATCAGGCATACATCCTGTTGACCCGTCCACCGTGTTAAAATAGATTGTAAAAATACTTTATCAGACATTGACATGCGTGCTACATCAAACCCCAAATGTAGATTGGATTCTTCATATGGAATTGATTTACCAGATGCTTCCTCATCTTCACCGTCTGGATCTCCACCGCCACATGTCTGCTTGTTTAGAAACCACGTTCCCATTTTAATTTCAAATGGTGTGCCAATCTTATTAGCCTGTTTTTCAAGGAATGATAAGAGCTGGGTTCTTTTGCCGACTCCGCGAAACCCCCGCCAGGCATACGATTGTTGTGACATATTACATGTATAACTTTTAGGTGTTTTAAGCACTTGAAAGTTATAGAAAAATATAAACAAAAAGCAAAAAGCAAAAAGCAAAATAAGCGATTTAAATACTAGACGCCCTTAATTTATAAGACCATAATCACATAATGCTACTCTCAATACCATATCAAGCTCTAGAAATCCGAAATATTCATCTAACTCCGTTTCAAGCCGATAAATACGGAAAAGCCGTCGCCCGCCTTTCATACAAAGATCCAAGTATTGATTTTCAGGATGTGAGTATTTTAACGCCGCCTCTAAAGGTCATTGACTATAATCCTGAAAATTCGCGTCTGAGACTAGATTTATCAGATCAGCCCAATTTTCAAGTTAAACTCAGTACGCTTCAAGAATATTTGGTAAGTACATTTTATGTACATCAACAAAGTTTCCTTAATCAAAAAAATGAGACAAGTGACAGTATTCGCCAACTTTTTCACTTTCTACTTGAAGGTAGTATTCTATCTCTATATATTTTCCCAACTTCAATAGTAAAAAATATTAATAATTCAGCGTGTAAAGTGTCTGAATTAGTGCCAGGGGATATTATTCGTTGTGTGATTAGACTTCAAGGTATTTCTCAGATTCGCAATAAATATGGGAGTCGTCTAAGACTACAGCATTCTATCCCTTCAAGCTGGCTAATTCCATTATCCGCAAGTACTAGTAGCAGTTAACGAGAAATAGCGGCAATAGCTAAAGCGGCATAGGATAATCCCAGAGATAAACAGCACAATACTAAAATAAAATATATTGTTTTAGCGGGATCTTGAATATAATATAAAAATGAGGCAACCATTAATCCAAATACACCTACAAGTGTTAAAATTAAAACTTTTGTAATTTGCGGCTGTATAACATTCCAATCATCTTTGCTACCTACAAATTGCGACATTGATACAAAAGACCCAATAAATAAGCCAATTGATACAATTGAGAAAAGTATTATTAACCAAGTTCCACCACTAAAAGCTTTAGAAACCATAGCACTAGTTTCACTAGTAAGACCCGTAGTAACTTTAGCAGCAGTTGCTTGCCCACTCATTCTATTATTGTCTAGAAATATTTACAAAGTTTTTATCTGTTTGCTCATCATATTTCTAACAGCTTGTGCTGGAAAAGATATTGGAGCCGTTCCAAAAGATACTATCATTAGCACTAATACTAATAATAGTATTTGTCCACCAATCATTAAAATAAAATTAGATTTTGAGAAGTCATATTGAGGACTATCAGCACTCATTTCTATATTCTTAATATTTTTTATTATGTATACAATTATTAGTAGGCATAATGGTAGAATCCAGAGTGGAAGAATCCAGAATGGTTAAACCAAGAGTAGTAAAAACCAAGAAAAAAAAGATCTTAATAAAAGATATTACAAGATGTAATCCAGGTCTAATACTTAGTAATAAACGTAATACTACAAGTAAATCAAACAAATGCCTACCTACTACAGTTTATTCGGATATCTCTAAGAAACTTAAGATTAAAGGCAATAATAGTAATCATAGCAAACTCTTCAAGTCTGTTGGTTGCCAACCAGGGGAAGAACATTGTTTACTTGATAAAGCGCCCATTGACAATAATCTTAAAAAGCAACTCCGTAAACAATATCTACGACCGCGTCGTCCCTTAAAGTGGGATGGAGATCCCGATATGTGGCTTAACAACTTTGATATTATAAATTGCCTGAAACAATATCAAGAAGCCTATTCGTGGTTTAAATTCTTAGGTGTTTTCCCCATTGATTTCTCTGCCCCCGATCCATATAAACCGAGTAAGAGCCCTAAATGTTTATATCAAGAAACATGTAATCTTAATCTTAAAAATGAATATGCGAAAGGTATTCGTGGAATTGCCCTAATTTTTAACTTGGATCCGCATTTTAAAGATGGAAGTCACTGGGTCGCTCTTTATATAAATCTTACAGATATCAAAAAACCCTTTGTTGGATATTTTGATTCCTATGGATATGAGGTACCGCCTCTTATTGGAAGATTAATGCGTAGTTTTAAACTCCAGATTCGTACTTGTGAACTAGGATTTAACGCCCGTCAGTTTCAATTTGGGGATTCTGAATGTGGAATGTTTAGTATGTACTTTATTATTTGTATGATGTGCGGCATAACATTTGAAAATTTCTGTAAAACCGCAGTCAATGATAACTTTATGTTAGAATTACGCAAGGTCCTTTTTGCTAAATAGTATAGCTACAGATCGAACTAATCAGGTCTAAAGACATATAAAAGATTTATAGAGTAGAGTTAGTAAATGTATCGTCCGGTTCAACAACAAGGAACTTCTGTAAAAACGGCGTTCTTTAGTGATAACAACTTCAATACTCTTCAGACCGTATTAGCTCAAGACTTTCAGGAACGTAATAATATACCTCTCAATGATCAACAGCATGATAGGTTGGGAAAGACCCTCCATCATTATATCAACCAGGTATATCAAGTTCAAGGTGATAAACCTATTCAGACTCTAAATAAAGAGGTTCTCTCAGCTTCCGCCAAGGATTTTTCACAATACCTCCAACGCCGAGAATTGACTAAGAATACATCATCTGTGAAAACGGTAATGAATGATAACTTATTTCAAGAAACATCGCAGCGCTTTGAGCAACTTTCTCAAGAGCGCCAGGAAGTTAAAGTTTTACCGCCGCCGCCGCCTGACTTCCGCATTGATTTCAAGGAGGATGGTCCGCCTGCGGCGGATCTCTTTGAGCGTGCCAAGAAGCAGCGTGAGATGGAAGCTCTCCGTTCAGCGCAACAGAATGCTGAGATGATTAAGGCAGAGGTGGGAGTACAGGGCCGCGTGGTCGCTGATTCTATGTTTCGTACGCAACAGGATGCGCAGAATCGTAATAATGAGCTAGCATTAGTACAGCGTCAACAAAATATGTCGCGACCGACCCCTCCTCAGGATCTATCTCTGGCGATTATGCCCGACAGACGTGATCTTCTTATTGCCCCGATTGGTTCATTTGACACTATGACCGTCTCTCCACCACCAAGGGAACTTGGTCAAGCAAATTCCAATCCCACTATTGTAAATCCTCGCTTTGCCTCTCCAACAAAGAATGATTTACCGCAGAATTATGTACAACGCGAGGATAGTTTGGTCAGTTATCGCGAAACCGAAAATAATCTCTTTATTTACTCTGCTGATCGCGACTGGCTAAGAAATAATAAAGAGAATCGCTATAGTTTCACGGTGAATTTCGATCCCGCTGCGAATGGACAGGGATTCAATCCAACTTTAAGTGCGCAACAGAAGTTCAAGAATATTGTTCGTATTGAGCTTGTCAAGTGTATTATGGCAGGTGAGGGCCTAGATGTATCTATTCGTAAAACAACGGATAATGCTAGCCCCCCTGTATATACAACAACGACCGATTATCAAGATAATATTCTGAATTTGCCGTATGTTACGATTCGTATCGCGGAACTTGAAAATAATAACTACGGCACTGATAATTTTTTGGACCGCTCTTTTGGTGTTCTTCAATACGATGCGCAATGGTTATCTGATACTACATATCAAGCCAGTTGTACAAGAGGTTTCTTGGCTATGATTCCCAAATTCCTAAAATGCCAAAAGGAATTCTATCCTACGCCACTTTCTACATTACAAAAGATGACTATTGATATTCGTCGGCCCAATGGTGAATTATTATCAAATTCGCCAGATACCTATGATATTGCGGGTATTATTGGAGCACAAGATGCCGCAGCGCTACCAGGTCCAACATTCCCATTTACTGTAATTCCCACCAATTCCGTATTTAATGTATTTAATCCAGCATCGGCTATTGCCCAGCCCAATCCTGGAAATTTCTTCATTGTAACAAATAAATATTTTAGCCGCTTTGACGTTTGTAAGGGTGACCGTATTCAAATGAGTGGCTATACATATAATGAAGACGCATTAAATGACGCAACGTATGGTGGAGCATTACGTGATTTCTCTAATTGGATTAATCGTCAGGAGGGGCATATTGTACTAGGAATTGGCTATACTAATACTAACAGTACACTGGTGGATGATGTGAACACATCTGGATATGCTAATGTAATTGTTATTCAGGCAAGATATCAAGATCCAACTACGGGATCCACATTTATTAATCCTTTTGGTAATAAATCCAATTTTTCTGCCATTCTTAACTCATTTGGGGTGGCTCTCCAATCGCCCCGTCGTGTTATCAATCTTAATAGGCAACTAAATCTTGTATTCCGTGTTATTACACGTGAAATGGATTCATTACCACAAATTCGCCCTGATAACAATTACTAGTTTATACAGCTATGTAATATTTTCTTTTAGACCAATAAACATTTTGAAATGTTTATTGGCCTATATTTATCTTTCTATGAATTAGGATATAATGTTTATCAACATTATAATGTTTTTTATAATTTTAATTATTTTAACACTAATTTTTACTTATAGTAATAATTATAAAGAAGGATTTTTTAATTTTCCGGATGGCAACCATAATACATTTGTTGAAAGCTCACAAAATAAGTTAAATCCGCTTACTAACACTATAAATATTATGGATCCAGCAATACCTTTTAGTAAAGAGACTGACAAAGCTTTTAAAAATACTTTAGGAGGCTTATCAGCACAAGGGACACCTACGGCTTATGCTTTAAAAGGAACAAGCGACTATACATTGCCTACAAATATGCCAAATACATTTAAACAAGCTAAATCTTGTGAAGATCAAGGTCCAGTATGTAGCGCATTTGATGACACAAATTTTGCCGCTAATTGTGGTATAAGTTTCGATAAAGAGGGTACTGGAAGAGAAGGCAAGCCCCATATTGGTGGTTTATACGTATCTGCTCAGGATAGAGCAAGGCAAGATGCCGCCGCAGATAACGCATTAAAGACTGGTAGAGATCCATATAAAGTTTATCAACCAACACTTGGTAAATCTAAACCAGGGACATTTATTCTTAGTAAGGATAAGTGCCTAATTATGAAAGAGAAATTAGAATGTGAAGCTAATAAAACATTTAGTTCTCCTAACTGTTCTCAATGCTTTACAACTAAGGGATTTAGTCGTGTCGGTCCTGAAATTGCTAGAATTTCATCTACTTTGTTCCTATTTGGCAATGGTATAATAACAGTATCTACATCTAATTCTAGTCCTTCTCAAATATCACTACCAGAAACCAATCTTGATCCAAATACTTCTGCCAATGTCAATATTCCAGATAATGCTGAAGGAACTGTATTTAATATAAGTGTACAGCCTCAACAAGGTAAACCATTAACCTATATATGTGGTTATATAGAAGGTCAAACAGCGCGCGGTTTATTTAAATTAGACCTTATAAATCTTATACAATCTGATCTTGTTACAAATGCTTCCCCTAAAATAAATGGAAGTCTTAATAAAAATGGATTCTCATGTCGTTCACTTGTTCCAGGAACAGGTAAATCAACTATGAATTTATCTTGTTTAATGCCATTTTCATTTTTAAATATGTATGATGGTGATTCTAATATGTGTGAGAATGGACCTGTTATTACGAAAGCTTCATCTGCCACTTTCTTAGAGTCTGATTTATGCTATGGTAAAACAAATAAGCCTGGTGATTATACGCTAGAGTGTCTCAAAGATCGCTGGATTGATGTTGGTGGCACACCACAAGGTACTGGATATCCTGCTAATAAAGTGGCGGCTAATCGTATTCAAAGAGACGCAAATGGAAAACCACTTGATATTGATACTATAGTTGATAATCTATCTGCTAGAGTTATTAGTGGTATAACTGGTAAGGACGCAAATGGAAACTCTCTTAGCTTAGAAGATTGGAATATAGTATCTATGTCAACTAGAGGAGTACCAATTAGTACCCCGTGTGATGGCATTAATGATGGTACACTTCCAAAAGAATGTTTGACATATTTATACTTTAATAAAGGAATAAATTCACATATTGGTCCAACTTATACATTAGCACCGCAACAAGTGGCGAGTATGAAGGGGCAGAATAGTCCAAATACGTATTGTCAGCCAGGAACATCTCTTGATCCTAATACACCTGAAGGTCTAAAGTTTGGTCAAAGTATTTCAGGAATCGATAATGTTAAAAAGACATATGATCAAATTAATCGTCTAGCTAATGATAATACAAAATCAAATGCGACTAAGGCCGACGCAATGTTACAATGCTATGGATTAAATATAGAAGCTAAAGAGGAAGAAACTTCTAAACAACTAACATTTTCTATAAAACCTTATATTAATTTTGATTCTAGTGTATTGAAACTTGGTTCAATTAGAACATGGGAAAATATTATTGGTACTTGTGAAGATTTTGAATGTATTGGAACATTCAGAGGAGGGGGTGCAAAAGTTATTAATAATGGTTATCTAAATGAGATTTCAATATCTCCTGATACTACATTCAATGCTATAACAAATAAGGGAATTACATACCCAACTTTTACTGTAGCCTTAGTATATCGTGTAACATCTACAAGTGGAATGTTTATAGAGCATGGGTGGAATTGGAATAATCCTACATCTTTTTATATGAGTAATGGTGTTCCATATGGTGGCCAACCAGTATATTATACTAATGTAACACGACCTAATGGTACTATTTTTTCATCAATGGATAGTTTTAATCGATTTACTGGCGCTGGTGATAATCCAGGCGATACAGCAATTGGACAAGGAGATAATAGTTATATTATACAAATAATGAGTGTCAGTCCTACAACTACAATACATCAATATTATGTAGTAAATACTGGTATTACATCAACTTATACCAGATCTAATTTATCATGGGGTGCCACAGTACCAGTAAGGAGTCGTAATCCCATTAATATAAATCATCGTGCAGGAGGACAACAATATTTTTCTAATATTCAAATATTTAATCAGACTTTTACACAAGATCAGATTGATAATCTACAGACATACCTTTTAAATAAATATTTTATGACAATGCGTAGTAATTAAAAAGAAACACACTCATAATCAGAATTATAATCTAATCTATATTTAAAGATGTGTTCAGTTCCTCCAAAACTATTATCATATTATTCTAACAAGATTAATATTTATAATAATGATTGTTATATAAAATTACCAGATTGGAATGCTTGTCCGCCGCCTCCACAAATATATATAATGCCAGAATATGTATATCCGCCAGCTGGACCATATGTGCCTCCAGTTATAGTACCTATTCAGCCACATATGTATTATGCTGGAGAATACTGTGGTAATACACAAGGAGCATCTTGTGCTCCTTGCGGTGGTGCTCCTTGTGGCGCCACTCTATCTGGTAATACAAGTACCCGTTGTGGCCCATGTGGTAGATAATTATACAATTAATAACTATTCTAATATAATTAAAAAGCTTTATTTATATTAGAATGGAATCCCTACAAAAACCTATTCAGGCAACTAAAATTGCCAATGAACAAACCATATCTACAAAGTTTGATACTGTTAAATTCAGTTTTTACTTTACATATATTTTACTCATTACTACTGGTACTATTACATTAGTGGAGGCCCTAGCCACAACAAATCCTATGATCAGACATGTGATGAATTTGGAAACATGTATATCAATCATAGCAGGCTATTTCTATTCACAATTTATTAGCAAAATTACTACGGGTAGTGGTGTAATTGATTATAAGAGCATTAGTGAAACTCGCTACAATGATTGGTTCATTACAACCCCGCTCATGATTTTAGCACTTATGATCTCATTATCTTATAACAATAAAGAGTCGGTTCACATCAGTACTTATATAAGTGCGGTTCTATTAAATTTCGGTATGTTATACACTGGATACTTGGGAGAGAAAAATACTATTTCAAAAACCAATGGATGTATACTAGGTTTTATATTTTTCGTTGCCCTTTTCGCACTAGTATATTTTAGTTTTGTAAAGAACTCTAAGGTAATGTTTAACTTTATATTATTTGGAATCTATTTATTTATTTGGGGACTATATGGATTTGTCTATTTGTTAGATGAAGAGAATAAGAATATAGTATATAATATATTGGATGTAACGGCTAAATGTTTCGTAGGTTTAGGCCTGTGGACATACTTCACTAAAATTCTAGTTTTCTAAAAAATCATAATAAAATAACCTAAACAAGTTCTGATAAGATTTATTAAAAATGGCGCACAATCACAACAAAATTATTCTCAATCTTATGATCAAAAATGAATCCAAGATTATCGAGCGTTGTATTGGTCGCGCGTTAGAGCACGTTGACGCTGTATCAATTCTTGATACAGGCTCTACCGATAATACAGTTGAAATATGTAATACCTTTCTTTCAGCCTCTGGTAAGCCATTTAAAGTAAGTGTAGAACCATTTAAAAATTTTGGATTTAATCGTACAGTATCTTTTAAGAAAGCACAGGAACTTTGTACTGAATTAGAATGGGATGCGACTAAAACTTATGCGATGACTGTCGACGCAGATATGATTATTAAGCCGTCACCTGAATTTAAAGATTTTAAGATGAAAGTTCCAGGATACACTGTTATTCAGCAAAATGGCAGTTTAAAATATCACAATAATCGTTTTCACCAATGTGCCTATGAATGGAAATGCGTAGGAGCCACACATGAGTATTGGAGTGGTGATCCAACTGAAAAGATTCCATATGAGATATTTTTCATTGATGATGTAAATGATGGCGGCTGTAAATCCGATAAGTTTGAACGCGATATCCGTCTTCTCAGTGAGGACTTAAAGGAAGATCCTAAAAATGGCCGCACGTATTTTTATTTGGCACAAAGCTATAAGGATAGTGGAAAGTTTGAAGAGGCTATTAAGCATTATAAAAAACGTATTGAAGTAGGCGGATGGTATGAAGAGGTATGGCAAGCGCATTATCAAATTGCCAAATGCTATGAATGTTTAAAACAACCAGAAGAGATGGAGGCCTGGGCTCTAAAGGCATTTAAGTTTCACCCCCATCGCGCTGAACCTATTTTCTTTTTGGTTCAATACTTTAAAGATAGGTATGAGCATTTTAAAGCATATCAATATTATTTGAAAGGGAAGGATATTCCTTTCCCCAAAAATGATGTACTTTTTATTGAATATTCCATTTATGAGGGTATGTTTGAGTATGAAAATACAATTCTATCATGCTATGTCTTTAATAAGTCACGTCAAGATGCTCTAAATGATATGGTAACATATATTAATACTAAACAGCATAGAATAGATAATGTATGGGACAATATTCAATATTATATTGAACCCCTTACAAGCAGTATATATAAGGGTGAATATAGTAAACTATTCTTCCCTCATGTGGGTGAATTTCAAGTATCTTCTTGCTCTGTTGTTCCCTATAAAAATAAGCTTATAATGAATACACGTTATGTTAATTATTCTATTGATAGTAGAGGATCATACCATATGCGCTCCACAGATGGTAATGTTAAAACCAGAAATGGTATAACGTATCTTAACTCTTCTTACTACCCATTTGAGGATGTTAGAATGATGAAGGAGGAGCCTGAGAAGACATATCCTAGTAATATTGAGGGGCTCGAAGATGTTCGTCTTTTTGTACATAAAGATAAACTTCATTTTACAGCCTCTTCTAAAAATATTACAAAGGATGGTAAGATTGTTATGGCGATTGGTGATTATGATCATGAACATGCCAAAATGACTAATATTAATGTTATTCAGCCACCTAAGCCATCGGATTGTGAAAAGAATTGGATTTATGTTCCAGAGTATTCGTTAGTTGGTACAGAGGCTGCCAAAAATAAAATGAACTTCATTTATGGCTGGCATCCTCTTCGAATTGGGGCTGTAAACACATCATTTGATTTTGCTAAGGATAAATCAGAGGACACACCAGAGGAGAAAACTCCATCTGAAGAAATTAAGTTAGTCCAAGGTCTTGAAATTCATACAACGTTTGAAACGCCACGCTTCTTCAGTCGTTTCCGTGGCTCCTCTACTATTTGCGAATATGAGGGTCGCCTATGGTGTGTCGCACATTTTGTAAAGTATTCTACGCCGCGTGTTTATCTACATTCGGTTGTTACTTTCAATCGTGAAACAATGAAACCTGAGTCATACTCTTTACCGTTTGTATTCAGAAAGCACGCCATTGAATATTGCCTTGGTTTTCACATTAAAGAAGGAAAAATGTGTTTTATTTTCTCTCAAAATGATAACGAACCTGGTTTCATTACTATGCCTATTAATAATCTGCGATATTTACCGATTTCTTAGAAGTATTAGGACTTTTAGGGTTCTAAACCACACTTTTATAAATTAGGGTTCTAAGCCATACTTTTTATAAATTAGGGTTCAACTGATAGATTTTCATTTAACATGGCGTTCAAATCTCTAACATAACTATTTTGTGTAGTAAGAATGTCTTTCATTGCGACATCTACACGTGCTAAAGCACTAACATAATCTGTATCTGATAATCGGTTATTGGCAATATTATCATATTCTCTAGCCAGAATATGATACTTTTCTACTAATTTTGAAACATCTGTATTGATATTTGTATATTCATTTAGAGCAATAATTTTCTCTCTCACATCAGTTGCTCGCCCTTTGTAGTGATTGGAAATTGCGTCTGTGTATAAAGTATAAGACATTTTCACATAAAAATAAAAATATAAATATTATTTTCAATTTTTATTTTATATTTATGAAGGTTGCGGGTCATTACATAGGTCTACTTCTGCCATCGATACAATATACATAGATGAATTATAACTATCTAGAGCAATATTAACTTCTGAAAAGGCATCCTTTACCCTTAACAAAGCATGTAAATAATCTATATCAGATAACCAATTATTCGCAATATTTTCACATTCTTGAACAAGAATATTACACTTCTCTAATACATTTGGAATACCAGCATATTTAAACATAGATTGTCTATCAGAGTTTCTTATATTATTCATTTTCTCTCTCATTATATTTGCTAATTGTCTATATTCATCTGAAGTATCATTTGTATAGAGAGTGTCAGACATTTTATCAGATTTCTAATAAATCTCCAAATATTTCAATTTTTTTCTCATATGAGCCTAAAATTCCATTATCTCTATTGTTAGAATGGGAAACGGGAAGCAAATTAAGACAAAGAGTGATCGTCTAAAAGAAGGTGTAGCTATTTTAAAGCAACTAAGAGACGCAGGTGTAAAGGAGCATTCCCTAGGATATCTTGATTTGAAAACAAAAATTAGTGAATGGGTTAATTCCGAAAACGCATGGGATGGCTCAATAGATTTTAGCGAATATGGTCGAGTGGCGGATGTTGAATTACCCAGATATGATAATCGAGCAGCAGGAATTAACTTTAAAGTTAAAAAACCATTTTAGCTTATATTATAATTTTAAAAGTATAATTACGGGTTAAAATCAATAAAATAATTATATTATGTATAACACAGAAATGACATCATATATTCCAATAGTTCCTATTGATATAGTTAAACAAATGACTTCATTTCGTGTTGATGGACTATTAATGAATTTATTTGTAGGTGTTAATATTACTGTATCTATATTTGATAATACCGACAAATTAATAGATACACGTAGCGTTTATTTATCAGGTGAAGATTATAGTAATTGGAATAATGATGATCAATATATTGTTAATAAAGTTGCTGAGAAGTTAGGATTTACAATACTAACTCCAACACCTGATCCAACACCTGATCCAACACCTGATCCAACACTGAATTCAACGAGTTCTAATCAATAAAATAAAAATAAAATATTTTAATATAATAAAATGAACCCTACTAATGTACCAATTCAGCCCTCTACAGAGACGACAACCAAAGTAATTACCTCTTTTACGGTTAATGTAATGCGCCTTGAATTATTTCAAAGCGTCACGGTAAATGCTATGCTATACGGCGCTAACGGTGGTTTTCTAGAAGTTAAGACTCTGACTATATCCGGCCAGGACTATCTAGATTGGAATAACAATGACCAGTATCTTATTGATAAAGTAGCTGAGAAATTGGGATTTACAATTGCGCCTGTTGTAGTTCCTGAACCGGTACCTGAACCAGTAGTTCCTGAACCAACCGTTTAATAAAAAATAGTTTTATAATATATTTATTGTAAATCAATATAATCTACAATATATTTATTATTTTACACTGCGATATCTAATAATACAGGTACATGATCTGAACCATAGTATTCAGTTAAACAATCAGCCCTTTTAATTTTATCCTTTGCGGCCTCTGATACGATATAGTGATCAATGAGCCATCCCTTATTATTCTCACGCGAATTGGCAAAGTTTGAGAAGTAACTATACTTCCTCTCAGTTGGATGTAAATGACGAAATGCGTTTACAAATCCAACCTCCAATAGTTTCTTATATTCAGCCCGCTCCTCTTTTGACGCACCAGCTACTTTATCTCTATTCTTCTTATCATGAATATCAATATCCTCGGGTGCGACATTTAAATCACCAGTATATACGACGGGCACCGCATTCTCTTCTTTTAAAAGCCGCAAATAATTTCGCATAATCTCCTCCCATTTTACCCTATCTTCTAGCCGCGCGAGCTCTGGCTGGGCATTGGGAACATACGCCACTACGACAACAATATTAGTAAATCTGGCAGTAATAACTCGCCCTTCGCTAATCCATTCATACATATTATAAGGACCAATTTGTTCCTCAGTATACATATTAAAGTCATATGATACCCATTTAGGTTTAGTATTAGTTAGAAGTGCCACCCCTGAATATCCCTTTTTATGCTTAGAGAAGTTTGTCAATACATACTTATAATCGGATTTTAAATAAGCCAAGTCACCTTCACTTTGCGTTTTAACTTCTTGGAAGCAGAGCACATCTGGTTTTTGTTCTTGAATAAGTGTCTTGATAACATTATTGGTAGCAGATCCCTTCTTTTCCCCATTTTTAATTTTTCCCGTTGTTGCCCGAATACCATTTACATTGAAGCTAATAATGCGCATTCTAATAGTGCTCTAATATATTTACTAAAAAATACTAAGTCAAATTTAGAATTAATAGGCAAACATTAAACCAGCTCGTGCCCCATAAACGCGTAATATATTATATGTTTCCGCCCATGTATAAATAGTATATGATGGTACAATTCTACCTCCAACATAACCTCGACCGTGTCTTAAATTAATGACTAAATCCCTATTTGTAATTTTATCCAGATTTGCCTCTCCCTGCGGCTTAGAAAATGGTGTATATCCATTTTGAATTCCCATTGGAAAATTATAGTAATACCTATTAATCCACGGTGTTTTGCGCTGTTCATATGATGGAATAATTGACCGAAATAGCGCAGGTCCCTGTGTTCTAAATCTTACAAGGCTGCCCTGGTATTCTATTTCATAACTCTGTACAGGTTCTGAGTCAGATAATGCGAACCCTGGACGTAAAAATGTGGATGGACTTTCTGCGTATAATCCAATTGCGTCAGGCCACCAAGGTGTCTTTGAACCATTCGGTAAAGTATTAATATTACCCGTTAAATCTCTGGTTGCTAAAAAGTGGGCATTATATCTTGGAGCTTCAACGCGATTCAACATAAAATATATATCTTTCGTGGGATTTGGAATATTTAACTGAATTCGGGCGGTTAAACGGCTTTGTGTCTGATATGGCTCCATCGCATAATGCTGGACAATAGGAATCTGTAGGTCCGCAAGGCGAAATCTATTTGCCTCATTTTGATCTAGATAGACATATTCAGCCAAAATATAACAATCACCTAGCTGTAAATTTAGGGGCATTTGAATAGGTTTACCATTACTTGTTATAGGTGTTCCAGGATCCAGTGTGGATGGAGGTGGGGTTAAATAAAAATTACTGCCTGCTAAAGGCCATAAAGATGTACCTGGATCTAATGAAGTATTTGTCACGTGTGTATCAGTATAGTAGCATCCATTTAGATTTCTAAAGCGAATTCCCACACGAACTTCATCCATTGAAATGGCATCAATTGGTAGGGGACATCCAAAATCACCTCTTGTAAACCAGAACGGCAAAGGAACTACAACGGTTTCTTGGTATGGTTGTGGTATAGTGGTTTGAGGACCTGCGGGCGGCCATCCAAAACTTGTTTCTGTAAATCCATTGTCCTTGCGCTTTATAAGCTCATTAACAATTGGTACTTTCTCTAAAGGAGTGTGATACTCATCTAATACTTCAAGTAAACGGCTATCAATAGTCTCTACACGGTCTGCGGCGATATCAAGTGTTAATTGTTCAACTAATGCGTGCCCTAGAGAGTTAGTCCAGCCAAACTTTGGATAAATTGTTGAAGGCGGAGCCGACGCGGCCGACGCGGCCGTGGCAGCAGCCTTCTGAGTTGACCAAATGTCGGGCATTGTAGCTACAAGAAGTAACCTTGTTACGAGGTGTCCCTTTCTCAAAATGCGGAAGAAGCCCGTATTTCCAAATGTTGGCGTGTTTTCAAACTCTAGACGACTCCATTGTGTTGTAAACCGTCCAGCCTTTATCCAGACTTTTGTATATGGATATAATGTGTGTTTAAAATCAAGACGCTCATCTTGAATTCCAGATGATATTACTTTTAGTAGACTTGCCACCATCCTATTACGAGATAACAATACATGCGCTCTAAACTCTTTTATTGATAATCTAAAGAGATATTTTGTTAAATTAATACAATGCTTGTTACATGTTATTATGATATTTATAATAAACCTGAAAGATTTATTGAATATCTTTACCTGTTTTATGATATAGGTATTAGTGGAATTCCTATTATTCTTTTTACGGATCCACTACTTGTAAAGAAATTTAGGATTTTTCCAGCATCTGTAAAAGTTATTGGTATGCCACTTGATTTATTTGAGTTATATTCAATTGGTAAAAAATATACTGGAATATTACCAAATGGTAGGAATCAAACAAAAGATACAAAGGAATTTTATTCTCTTATGAATACTAAGATTGAGTTTATTTTAAGAGCTAGTGAAATGTGTGAAGATACTAATTTTATTTGGCTTGATTTTGGTATTTTAAAGATTATTAAAAACACTGAGCGTTTCATCAATAAATTAAAATTAGTTAATGAGCAACAATATAATAAGATTACAATTCCAGGATGCTGGGCAATGGGAAGAGGATTTTCAGTGGAGGAAGTTAATTGGAGATTCTGTGGAGGGTTTTTTGTAATTCCTCGTAATCATATCCAAACATTTTATGAACATTCTAGAAATGTTTTAAGAGATTTTTGTACAAATCCCATTTACAAACTAACATGGGAAACTAATGTATGGAATATTGTCGAATATTTTGCCTGTAAAGATATAATTCAATGGTTCTTCGCAGATCATAATGATTCTATTATACATAATATACCCCAATCAACAATCACTAATCAGTAACCCCAAATCTCTAATCAGTAAACATTCTGTTACATATTCCATTCTCAAATCGCAACCAATTATAATGAATTGCGAATACAAATACTTCCCATCCGCCCACAGTTGTAGGATCAAATACGCACGGTGAACTCAATGTAGATAAATCTTTAGCGATTGGTTGATTCACTCTTAAATTAAGTGTCACAGATGTAGCCCTACTCATATTAGCCGTGCCACTAGGTTGATGATCTTCAGGGCTTTTGGCGAATGTATATCCATATGTATATGAATTATAGGAGATAAGACCACCCCTATGGGAACTGGCAATATGTTCTCTAAACCAATTACCATCAGCCGAAATTAACTCAGATCCATTAATCCGAATTGTTGCCGAATCCAACCAAGGTGGATAAACCTTAGTTGGATCTGTCTCTAACCCAATAGCAGGTGTAAAGTTTGCCCACTCATTATTTATTAATACTGCTTTTCGTCGAAATACCCATAATAGTTCTATAGTTGGATGATTTAATTCTAAGGGAAGCTGAATTTCAACCGTTCCTGAACTTAGTGTTGGTTTACTCACAATATATTTTAGAGGCTCCTCAAAATGGAAAGTCTGTGCTATTTTTACCATTTGTTCAAAGGGTTTGTGTAAATATTTTTCGCGAAGAGAACCTGTTATAAGAGGGCATACTGTTAAAATACGAAAATCTCTAAATATTGGTGCGCATTCTGCCGTCTCTATAGTAACTGTTCCTACAGGTGATAATGTATTAAATGTCACAGATGAATTAAGAGGCGTCTGAGTACAGCTTTCTCTGTATCCTATATATCTCCTTACAACCTGATCAAAAGGCCGCAACTTAACATCTATGCGAACCGTGTTCTCATTACAACTTAAAAGCGGAAAAACCTCCTTTAGACGAGTACGAATAAAGAAGAAGGGAAGAATACAGAAATAGGTTCCATTTTCGGTAGGATATGGTCTATTGGGATTTAGTTCTGTCTGTGATACAGAGCCAGGAGCTAAGTACTGAACAGGCGTTGTACCAGTTCCATCTGTAGAAATACCAATAAGGTTATTAATATCTGCGTAAACATTAAAAAAAGCTCTTATAAATTCACCAGTGACTCGTTCAATTGTTTGATCATTAACTATAAAATCGGCGTATTCAACTATCGCAGTTCCCAAACTATTCATATATGTCCAGTATTCTGAACCACGAGTAATTGTATCCGCTGTAATGTCTCCTTTTGCCAATTTATTAATAGTATTACCATTGTACCAGCTACCGAGGCTAAATTGTAAAATGACAGCTTGTAATAAATCACCAGCGGGCAAAGATCCGATTTCAAAACTGAATTTCTGCCCCCAATCTGCGGGACCACGTTGTGTAAACTCCTGAACACTTGTAGAGGTTGGATAAATGGTATTATTTTCTCCTCGGTGAAAACAAGATTCGTTTGTAGTTAATGGGAAGTATGTATTATCCTGTGAATCACGGTCCGTAAGGTCCAATACAGTTGTAATGTCACCTCTTGGTCTAAAGTAGTCCGTCATTTGGCTATTAAATAGCCACTAAAAATATTTAGACTCCTCTTAGCGAATTAGTTATAAATTTATAATTTGGTTATAAATTATTTATAATTTGGTAATAAGGGCTGAACTAGTAATGTATTAGGCATATTTGGATCATAATCTTCTAATCTGTAAATTGTATTATTTCCCCTTGAAAATGCTAGCTGAATGAGAGGAGTATTTATAGCAGGCATAATAACATATTGCTCAACACTACACAGTAAATCAACAAATCCAGATAAATGTACAATAATATCTAGATTATCGGTCCTTACCCCCTGGGGTAGTATGGATAAATTCCTTTGGAATTCATCGGTCCTTACCCCCTGGGGTAGTATGGATAAATTCCTTTGGAATTCATCGGTCAGCGGTTTAATTTTTAAGTAAATTGCTCCTCCTGAGGTATTAATAGATGGTAGCGGCCATACAGTATCATGCCAAGTACTAGGCTGTCTTGTATGTAAGGGTAAAATTACACATTCTTGTCCATACTCTGTTACAACAAGGAGTTCAACATCTAGGACAGTATTTGGTAGACTGGTAGCGTATTTGAAATGAGTCCAGAATGTATTTTCGGAATAGGGAAATTTAAATAGTAGTTCACGATTCTCATTACATTGATGAGATCCAGGAGCAAATGTATATACAGTACTTTTAGAAAGTGGATCAACTAAATTGGGATTAATGTTTTTGATAAAATCAATTGGAATATTCATGGAATTATGTATGTCATTATAATCTGTTAATATCCGAATTCAATTTTTATGACATATTTATACTAATTTATAACTTAAAGTTTCAATAAGTGTAGTTAATAAAATGTATGTAACATGTCTTTATGATATTTACAATAAACCTGAAAAAATGGTGGAATATATAAAACTATTTACTCCTTTAGCATTATCTGGTTTAACTATACATCTTTATACATCAAATGATCTAGCATATCATTTTAAAGATTATCCTAGTAATATCAAAGTCTTTGTCGTTCCTTTGAAACATTTAGAGTTTTATAGTTTATGTATGGAGGAAAAAACAGAGATGCCTAATGAAAGAAATCCAGATAAGGATACACGTGAATATTTATCTCTTATGAACGCAAAGGTTGAGCTACTTATGCGAAGTTCACAAGTGTGCGAGGATGAAACAATTATGTGGATTGATTTCGCAATTCTAAAACTACTTAGTGACTCGGAACATGCTATTGAGAAATTTAAGCAATTTAATACAATGACCTTTGATAAAGTAAATATCCCAGGCTGCTGGTATAAAGGCGAGGCTTTATATCTAAATGCCATTCATTGGAGATTTTGCGGCAGTTTTGTTGTTGTTCCGCGCACTTTAATGAAGCGTTTTTATAATGACTGTAAAGAGACTCTCTATAATTTTTATAATAAAGATGTAAGAGTTACATGGGAAGTTAATGTTTGGAATCATATTGAATATTATAGAGGAAAGGACTATATTAAGTGGTATTATGCGTTACATAATGATAGTATGATTAATAATTTATTAGAAAATATAGATCCATGGACTCACCAAAAAATTTGAAGTCTAAAATGATAATCAAATCAGTATCCAGATAAAATGCTGTGTATTTCAAGATATACAGATGAAACATATGCTCAGCATTTTGGAAATGGTCGAAATAAATTCTATCTAGAGTTTCGATGTAATCGTCCTTGTACTAATAATTATAACACGTGTTCTAAGTGTTCTAATAAATCCCCTCTCAATAGTCTTCAACAATCACGTAGATTTAATCATGGTGCTATAAATGAACCTATTCCTGATAACTCTCATATCTTTGGAGGAAAATGGTACAATAATGGTGTTAAAAAATGGGGTGCGCCACCATCTGAAATTATTGAGTTCGCAATAAAGTATCGTAATGAAGCTCGCGAGGGTTTTATAGAAGTTGATACTGCTATAATCTCTTTACCATCAAAAACGCAAATAGTACCAGTACCAGTACCAGTACCAGTACCAGTATCAGTACCTGTACCAGTACCTGTAGAATCAGTAGTAGTTCCTAAAAAGAGAGGAAAGCCTAAAGTGGCATCTAAACAAACGGATACTATAGCAGATACAACAGAACCAAAAAAACGCGTAGTAAGAAAAAAACCCGTTGTTACTCCATATAGTACTATTGTTAATACTACATCTCAACTAGTTCATAAAGAAGTATCACTACCAACTCATATGGAGTGTAAGCTGGAAGAAATTAATAGTAGTGGATACACAATTCAATATATTAAATTGACAGTATTTGATGCGAATGGTGTATCATACTTTAGAGATGCTATAAAGAATAAACTATATAAAAAAGTTAAAGACAAAATTGGAGTATATATTGGTAGATGGAATCCTGATACGGATTCCATTATTACAGATATTCCTGATTCAGATGAAGAATAATATAAAACCAATAACCAAATAACCAATCTAAATAAAAATATATTGTTTTTTATAGAATGAATAATGATCAAATGCCTAGATCCCGTTTCTGTTATTCTTATACTCCGCCTGGTCCTGTAGATAATTGTTGTTATAGACCACCATGTACAACATCTCTAACCTATTTATCATCCATTTCCAATATTTCATCTGTAATTTATAATAATGGTCAAACAACTGAACAATCTCTTCTATTAGGAGCACAACAGCAATATTTTAGAGATAATAGTGCTTCAATAACGAGTACTATAGTTCAAAGTACAATTGCCAATAATGCCGCTATAACAAGTACTATTTATGGTCAGCTATATCAAATTAGATCGGTTAGATATGAGCCATACCAGCCTTATATTTATCCAGTTATACCACCTTCTGTTATGGAGTTACAGATGAATACAGCTAATGTGGGCGTGCCACATTCATTCTTTACTTGTACAGATGGTAAAGGTGTTCAATCAGTAACTACATAAAAAATATAATGTTTTCAGTTATATCAGTTTTATTCAGTTTTTTAGTTTTATTCAATTAACATATTTATCTTACCAACATATTATTGATAAGATATTTACTTGGCCTTGGTGATGATCTTCTTCTTAATAATAGTCTTCTTCGGAGCGGGAGCGGGCTCTACATCATTACCCTCCTCATCGTCTACTGTTACCGCAGCGGCTACCGCTGAAGGCTTTGGAGGTAGCACCGCCGCTACTACAGAAGCCTTAGGCGGGGCACGAAATGCCGCCGCATCATCCACCTCTTGCTCCTCATCCTCTGCTTCCTCTGCCTCCTCAACTACCGCGGCGGCAGGTCGTGCCTTGAGTCCCTTGAATGCGAAGCCACTAATCTTGCTAGAAGACTTGGGAATGGCAATCTGCTTGGCACGCCAAGTTAGACCATACTTAGAACCAGCGAACCAAATGCCAGCGCACTCAATAATGGCAGTCATTTGTGCCCCCTTTACAAGTAGGTCCTCTACAGGCACATCCTTGTGCGCCGTGCCATCATTGTCATAGAACTTGGTCTCAAACTCCTCACCAAACTTACGAAGCTTCAACCGAATAGTAGGTGGATAGTCAAGTACATTGCCATCCTTATCCTTGCTATACTTTAGAGTCGGCGTGTAGAAAGCCTTGACTACCTCACGTCCAAGATTATCCTTGAACCAAACCTTGCTATTCTTCACACCCTCATTAATCATGAACTCATCAATAAACGAGATTGCGTCCATAAACTGCTTAACCTCCGTATTTTGATCATGGCCACGGAAAGACAGTCCAACAGAGTACTCAGGAGGACCAAACTTGTCTGCGATATTTAGCCCAAACGGACTAGACATGTCTGAAGCGGTTTGCATAACAAGTCTCTGACCGTCATAATTGAAATATGCTTGCTTCGCGCCACTAGCAAGTATCTTGGGAGCACTAACAGTAATCTTGGCCTTGGAGTTGAAAGTGGAGGGAAGTACGATGTTTTGCGACATTGTTTTTATCGGTCTAACTCATTTTTGCTATATTTTTATCCGTCAAATTTTATTTTAATGCCTTCTCTTATAATAAAAAAAACTTCATAATCTACTTGTATTATAGTACAAATTAGCTAGTATTACTAAAATAGCTCTAACTTTTTTTTATTGAAATCCATAATAATTACGCAAGTGTATAAAATTATCGATTATTACTATTACATTTTTTGTAATCAATATCTGAATCATAATTTATAATGATACATAATATAAGTGAGTATATAAGTAAAAATAAAATACAATAATTTGTCCCGTCAATCCCCGTAGATTTCAATAAAAAAAAGTCAAAATCGATCTCATTTTAGGCTTTTGGTCAAATTCTATTATAAAATTTGATTGTCGGAATGTCCACATAAAAAGCATAGCGCGTTTAAAGATGTCCCAGAATACCACCGGTAATAGTACAATGAGCAAGACTGCCCCCGCCCCTAAGGTTGTTTCCAAGAAGTCCAAAGCCCCTGCGCCCGTTGCGGCCGTGGCCGCCCCTGTTGTAGAAGAGAAGGCTGCGAAGAAGGCCAAGCCCTCTGTGGCTCCCGTGCCCGCCGCTGCGGCGCCTGTTGTATCCGCGGTTGCGGAGGAGGGGGCGGCTGTAGAAGTCAAGTCTGTTGAGCAAGAAATCACGGCTCTAATTGTCTCGCATCAGAAGATTCGTGATGAGGCTGTTGCCAACATGAAGACGCTCCAGCGCCTCCAGAAGCGTGTCGCGAAGGAGGTAAAGGAGGCTGGCAAGCGCCGCCGCCGTGCGAAGCGTGAAGGTGAGGATGGTGTTGTCAAGGAGAAGCGCCCTACCATCTTCACGACGCCTGTAACTCTTAAGGATGAGCTCTGCCACTTCCTGGGCAAGAGCAAGGGTACGCAGATGACGCCTGCGGACGTGACTCGTGCGTTCAGTGCCTACGTGGACTCTCATAAGCTAAAGGATGCCGAGAAGGGTCATACGATTCACCCTGATGTAGCCATGCGTAAGGTACTTGGCGTAAAGGATGGTGAGGCACTTACGTACCGCAACATCCAGTCGTACCTGTACAAGCTATACATCCTACCCGAGAAGAAGAAGGCTGTATCTGCCTAAATAATTATACAAATATTGTATAATATTCTAAACTAAAAAAATAAAAACTAAAAGCTAAAACATATAAAATAAAAATATATTATATTTTTATTTTTAATGCGTGTAAAGCATTTTTAAATACTTTATATAATATTAGATATGTCTTATAATTCACAGTATTCTCCATACAATTATGGAAGACACGGGTGTCCGCCACAACCATGTCCGCCACAACCATGTCCGCCACAATACCCTCTAATTTGTGTTGGCACAGGTCCAACAGGTATAACCGGTAGTACAGGATTTACTGGTCCAACAGGGGCTACTGGGCCATTAGGAACAGGGCCAACAGGATATACAGGATTTACTGGTCCAACAGGGGCTACTGGGCCATTAGGAACAGGGCCAACAGGATCTACTGGATCTACAGGTACAACAGGGGCTACTGGACCATTAGGTACAGGACCAACAGGTCCAACAGGATCAATAGGACCAACAGGAGAAACAGGATCTACAGGATATACAGGATCAACAGGTATAACAGGATCAATCGGACCTACAGGTCCAACAGGTATAACAGGATCAATCGGACCTACAGGGCCAACAGGAGAAACAGGGCCAACAGGAGAAACAGGGCCAACAGGATTTACAGGATCAACAGGATTTACAGGGCCAACAGGAGAAACAGGACCTACAGGTCCAACAGGAGAAACAGGATCTACAGGAGAAACAGGACCTACAGGAGAGACAGGATCTACTGGATCAACTGGTACTACTGGCATAACAGGTCCAACAGGTCCAACAGGACCTACTGGTTCTACTGGTCCAACAGGATCTACAGGTTCTACTGGTCAAACAGGCCCAACAGGATCTACTGGTTCCACTGGTCAAACAGGGCCAACAGGATCTACTGGTCAAACAGGATCTACTGGTTCAACAGGTCCAACAGGATCTACAGGTTCAACAGGTCCAACAGGCATGACAGGCATGACAGGTCCAACAGGATCTACAGGTTCTACTGGTTCAACGGGATCTACTGGTCAAACAGGATCTACAGGATCTACAGGTCCAACAGGATCTACAGGTTCTACTGGTCCAACAGGCATGACAGGCATGACAGGTCCAACTGGATCTACTGGTTCTACAGGTTCAACGGGATCTACTGGTCAAACAGGAGAAACAGGATCTACAGGTCCAACAGGATCAACAGGATTTACTGGTCCAACAGGCATGACAGGCATGACAGGTCCAACAGGATCTACAGGTTCTACTGGTTCAACGGGATCTACTGGTCAAACAGGATCTACAGGTTCAACAGGTCCAACAGGATCTACAGGATTTACTGGTCCAACAGGCATGACAGGCATGACAGGTCCAACAGGATCAACAGGTTCTACTGGTTCAACGGGATCTACTGGTCAAACAGGATCTACAGGTCCAACAGGTCCAACAGGTCCAACAGGCATGACAGGGCCAACAGGATCTACAGGTATGACTGGGCCTACTGGTATGGTTGGTACAGGTCCAACAGGACCAACAGGTGAAACAGGATCTACAGGTTCAACTGGTCCAACAGGATCAACAGGTTCTACTGGTTCAATAGGTAAAACAGGTCCAACAGGACCAACAGGTGAAACAGGATCTACAGGATCTACAGGTTCAACAGGTCCAACAGGATCTACTGGTCCAACAGGTGAAACAGGATCTACAGGATCTACAGGTTCTACTGGATTTACAGGTCCAACAGGCATGACAGGTATGACTGGACCTACTGGTATGGTTGGTACAGGTCCAACAGGTCCAACTGGTGAGACTGGTCCAACTGGTGAGACAGGTCCAACAGGAGAAACAGGTCCAACAGGAGAAACAGGTCCAACAGGAGAAACAGGTCCAACAGGAGAAACGGGGCCAACAGGAGAAACAGGAGCTACTGGTGAAACAGGACCTACTGGTGAGACAGGAGCTACAGGTGAAACAGGTCCAACTGGCGCAACAGGTGAAACAGGACCTACTGGTGAGACAGGTCCAACTGGCGCAACAGGTGAAACAGGTCCAACTGGAGAAACAGGACCTACTGGAGAAACAGGCCCAACTGGTGCAACAGGGGAAACAGGTCCTACTGGAGAAACAGGAGCTACTGGTGAAACAGGCCCAACTGGCGCAAGAGGAGAAACAGGTCCTACTGGAGAAACAGGAGCTACTGGTGAAACAGGTCCAACTGGCGCAACAGGAGAAACAGGACCTACTGGTGAAACAGGTCCAACAGGAGAAACAGGACCAACAGGAGAAACAGGAGCTACTGGCGAGACAGGTCCTACAGGGTCGACAGGTTCAACAGGCCCAACAGGTCAAAAAGGAGATACAGGAGAAGCAGGACAGACAGGAGAAGCAGGGCAAACAGGACAAACAGGTCCAACAGGAGCAGCAGGTCTTACTGGAGAAGCAGGAGAAACAGGACAAACAGGAGCTACAGGAGTTACAGGACCAACAGGAGAAACAGGAGTTACAGGTCCAACAGGAGAAGCAGGGCAAACAGGAGAAGCAGGGCAAACAGGATCTACAGGGCAAACAGGAGAGATAGGAGCAACAGGAGAAGCAGGAGCAACAGGAGAAACAGGACCTACTGGATCAACTGGACCATTAGGTACAGGACCAATAGGAGCTACAGGAGAAACAGGAGCTACTGGCGAGACAGGGCCAACAGGAGAAACGGGGCCAACAGGAGAAACAGGGCCAACAGGAGAAACAGGGCCAATAGGAGAAACGGGACCAACAGGAGAAACAGGAGCTACTGGAGAAACAGGACCTACTGGCGAGACAGGGCCAACAGGAGAAACAGGGCCAACAGGACAAACAGGACCAACAGGAGAAACAGGTCCAACAGGAGAAACGGGGCCAACAGGAGAAACAGGACCAACAGGAGAAACAGGTCCAACAGGAGAAACAGGACCAACAGGAGAAACAGGTCCAACAGGAGAGACAGGTCCAACAGGAGAGACAGGACCCACTGGAGAGACAGGGCCAACAGGAGAGACTGGGCCTACTGGTGAGACTGGGGCTACTGGAACAACAGGTCCAACAGGAGAAACAGGATCTACTGGATCTACAGGACCAACAGGAGAAACAGGACCAACAGGAGAAACAGGGCCAACAGGACAAACAGGAGCTACTGGTGAAACAGGTCCAACAGGAGAAACAGGACCTACTGGCGAGACAGGAGCTACTGGTGAAACAGGTCCAACAGGAGAAACAGGACCTACTGGCGAGACAGGACCTACTGGTGAAATGGGACCAACAGGAAAAACAGGACCTACTGGAGAAACAGGACCTACTGGAGAAACAGGACCTACTGGCGAGACAGGGCCTACTGGAGAAACAGGTCCAACAGGAGAAACAGGACCTACTGGTGAAACGGGACCAACAGGTCCAACAGGAGAAACAGGACCAACAGGAGAAACAGGACCTACTGGTGAGACAGGGCCTACTGGAGAAACAGGCCCAACAGGAGAAACAGGACCAACAGGAGAAACAGGACCAACAGGTTCTACAGGATCAACAGGACCAACTGGAACAACTGGAACAACTGGAACAACTGGGCCAACTGGAACAACTGGAACAACTGGAACAACTGGATCAACAGGAACAACTGGACCAACTGGACCAACAGGAACAACAGGAACTACAGGACCAACAGGAACAACTGGATCAACTGGAACTACAGGACCAACTGGTACTACAGGACCTACTGGTACTACAGGACCTACTGGTACAACTGGAACAACAGGTCCTACAGGACCAACTGGTACAACAGGGCCAACAGGACCAACTGGTACAACTGGAACAACTGGGCCAACTGGAATAACTGGAACAACTGGAACAACTGGATCAACAGGAACAACTGGACCAACTGGACCAACAGGAACAACAGGAACTACAGGACCAACAGGAACAACTGGATCAACTGGAACTACAGGACCAACTGGTACTACAGGACCTACTGGTACTACAGGACCTACTGGTACAACTGGAACAACAGGTCCTACAGGAACAACTGGTACAACAGGGCCAACAGGAACAACTGGTACAACTGGAACAACTGGGCCAACTGGAACAACTGGATCAACAGGAACAACAGGAACAACTGGATCAACAGGACCTACAGGAACAACAGGGCCCGCGGGTCAAGGATATTATCCAAGTGAATATGTAGCTCAAGGTATATTAAACGCAGACCAGTCAATACCTTCTACAACTGATACAATAATACAATTTGTCGACCAATATGACCCACAAAACTGGTACAATACATCAACATATAGATTTACACCAACAATACCAGGATACTATTTAATATCTTTTGGAGTATGGTGGCAAGCACCTGTGGGAGCTACTGGAACAAATCAGTTAAATATTCAAGTACGCAAAAATGCATCTACATTTATTATATGTCAAGCAGCTGTAGCAATATCAAATCCAGGTCTTGGTCAAGGCGATACTAGATTAATATATCTAAATGGTAGTAGCGACTATTGTGATTTTACAGCATATAATGGTGGCACTGCCGCACAAACTATACAAAAAGGAGGTAGCGCAGAAGGACCAGGTACATGGTTTTCTGCTACTCTTCAAATGGCTGGTTCTATGACAGGTTCTACAGGAATAACAGGTCCTACTGGCTCTACAGGTACAACTGGATCAACAGGTACAACAGGACCGACTGGACCTACTGGTAGAACAGGAGCAACAGGTCCAACTGGACAAATGGCGACAGGATCAACAGGTGTAACAGGGTCTACAGGTACAACAGGACCGACTGGACCATTAGGAACAGGCCCCACTGGTCCAACTGGTACTACAGGTACTACTGGTATGACTGGTACTACAGGACCGACTGGACCATTAGGAACAGGTCCTACAGGTACAACTGGTACAACTGGTACAACAGGTACAACAGGTACTACAGGTCCAACAGGACCGACTGGACCATTAGGAACAGGCCCTACTGGTACAACTGGTACTACTGGTACAACTGGTACTACAGGTCCAACAGGACCGACTGGACCATTAGGAACAGGCCCTACTGGTACAACAGGTACTACAGGTACAACAGGTCCAACAGGACCGACTGGGCCATTAGGAACAGGCCCTACTGGTCAAACAGGTACTACAGGTACTACAGGTACTACTGGACCGACTGGACCGACTGGACCATTAGGAACAGGCCCCACTGGTACAACTGGTACTACAGGTACAACTGGTACTACAGGTCCAACAGGACCGACAGGACCATTAGGAACAGGTCCCACTGGTACTACAGGTACAACTGGTACTACAGGTCCAACAGGACCGACTGGGCCATTAGGAACAGGCCCTACTGGTCAAACAGGTACTACAGGTACTACTGGTACAACTGGACCGACAGGACCGACTGGACCATTAGGAACAGGCCCTACTGGTACAACTGGTACTACTGGTACAACTGGTACTACAGGTCCAACAGGACCGACTGGACCATTAGGAACAGGTCCCACTGGTACTACAGGTACAACTGGTACTACAGGTCCAACAGGACCGACTGGGCCATTAGGAACAGGCCCTACTGGTCAAACAGGTACTACAGGTACTACAGGTACTACTGGACCGACAGGACCGACAGGACCATTAGGAACAGGCCCCACTGGTACAACTGGTACTACAGGTACAACTGGTACTACAGGTCCAACAGGACCGACTGGACCATTAGGAACAGGTCCCACTGGTACTACAGGTACAACTGGTACTACAGGCCCTACTGGCACGACAGGTACAACAGGTACAATAGGTCCTACAGGTAGAACAGGACCAACAGGTGCGGCAGGATCAACAGGATCCGCAGGTAATACAGGCCCAACAGGAGTTATTGGCGCAGTAGGTTTGGATTATTCTAATTTCCTATTCTGGAGCACTACCTCAAATACATGGCAGGCTGAGACGGGTACAACAGTTCATATAGGAACTAACGCTGGACAAACTAGTCAGCTATCTGGCGCGGTGGCAATAGGAAATCTAGCAGGACAAAGTACTCAAGGTAATAGCGCAATTGCGATAGGATATCAAGCAGGTCAAAATGGTCAAAAAACTACTTCAATAGCAATAGGGTCCCAAGCAGGACAAAATGGTCAACTAGGTGATTCAGTAGCTATAGGAACTGGAGCAGGACAAAGTACACAGACTGATCAAGCAGTCGCTATAGGATATTACGCAGGCTCTCTTGGTCAAGCTAACCGTGGAGTGGCAATAGGATATTACGCTGGATATAGTGGCCAACTAGGATCAGCAACAGCTATAGGATATTTCGCAGGAAATACTAGACAAGGAGCTAGCGGAATTGCGATAGGTGAATATTCTGGTTACACTGATCAACAAAGTCGAGGAATAGCTATAGGTAATTACGCAGGTGTGTATACTCAACAAACAAATGCGGTAGCTATAGGAAGTTCTGCTGGATTTAGTACTCAACAGGGATATGCAGTAGCTATAGGATCTAATGCAGGACAATATGCTCAATTAACAAACGCAGTTGCGATAGGATATCAGGCAGGAAATAGCAGGCAATCTACAAACGCGGTGGCGATAGGAAATTATGCAGGAAATGAAAATCAAGGCGAACAGGGAATCGCAATAGGATATAACTCAGGACAAACAAGACAATCTACAAACGCGGTGGCAATAGGATATAACTCAGGAAATTCAAGTCAAGGCGAGCGAGCAGTAGCGATAGGTCTGTCAGCAGGAAAAGATAATCAATCTTATGCTGCAATAGCAATTGGTCCAGTAGCAGGGCAAACATCTCAAGGCCAGTATGCAGTAGCAGTAGGTTGGGGAGCAGGAAATACCAACCAGTCCTCAAATACAATCGTCCTAAACGCATCTGGATCCGTCCTAAACACACTTTCAACAAGCGCATTCTACGTCGCACGAATAAGAAACACAGATGGAACAAATATACTGACATATAATACAACAACATTTGAGGTTGGATATTCTGCTCCTGGTACAACATTGTCAAATGGAACAGCCTACTCCAATTATATATTCTGGAGCACAGGCACGACAAGCTGGCAGACTGAGACAGGCACGACTGTTCATATAGGACAAAACGCAGGTAGTCCTACTCAAGGTAATCAAGCAATTGCAATAGGAACTAGTGCAGGACAAACTAGCCAAGGTCCAAATACCCTCGCTATAGGATATTCTGCAGGAGGTACTAGCCAACAACAAGGAACAGCTGCTATAGGATATAGAGCTGGAGAAATTACTCAAGGAATAATGTCAGTTGCTTTAGGATACTTCGCAGGTAATAGTAATCAAGGTTCATACTCAATAGCATCAGGTTATTACGCAGGACAAACTACTCAAGGGGATCAGGGAGTCGCAATAGGATATTATGCGGGAAATAGCACACAACAAACAAATGCGGTAGCGATAGGAAATTCAGCTGGATATACTCGTCAAGGTGCTAACGCAGTAGCCATAGGAACTTCAGCTGGTTCTACATTACAATTCGCAAGCTCCATCGCCATTGGTGTTCAAGCTGGTATATCAAATCAGTCAACTGCGGCAGTCGCAATTGGTGTCCAAGCTGGATTTACTAATCAAGGCCAAAACGCCATAGCTATAGGAAATCTAGCAGGACAAAGCACTCAACAGGGTAATTCAGTAGCAATAGGAAATACAGCAGGACGATATGCTCAACAAGCAAACACAGTAGCAATAGGATATCAAGCAGGGCAAACTAATCAAGATGCATGGGCAGTAGCGATAGGATATGGTGCAGGACTAGGCAATCAGAGAGCAGGTGGAATAGCTATTGGATATAGCGCAGGTAATACAACACAAGGATCAGATACAGTAGCAATAGGTGGTAATGCAGGTGGTAGTAATCAACAATCTTATAGTATATCTATAGGATACCAATCAGGAATGACATCACAACAGACAAATTCAGTAGCTATAGGACCAACTGCAGGTGGTAGTAATCAACAAGCAAGCGCAGTAGCAATAGGAAATGCGGCTGGATTCAACCTTCAGTCAACAAACGCAGTAGCTATAGGTACTTCAGCTGGTTCTACAACGCAGTTCGCAAGCTCAATCGCAATAGGTCTTCAAGCTGGTATATCAAATCAGTCAACTGCGGCTGTGGCAATTGGTGTTCAAGCTGGATTTACTAATCAAGGTCAAAATGCCATAGCTATAGGAAATCTAGCAGGACAAACCAATCAGTCAACAAATACAATCGTCCTAAATGCGTCTGGATCCACCCTAAATAGCGTAGTAACTAGTTCATTTTATGTAAATCCAATTAGAAATACAGCTGGCTCTAACATCGTATTAAGTTATAACTCAACAACATCTGAGGTTGGTTGGACAACAGTAGCTGCTGCTGGTACAACCTTGGCGAATGGTGTATCAACCTCCAATTTCATATTCTGGAGCACAGGCACAGCGAGCTGGCAGACTGAAATAGGAGACAAAGTTCATATAGGACAAAACGCAGGTGTAATTCTTCAGTCAACTGGAGCAGTCGCAATAGGTCTACAAGCTGGATTTAATACTCAAGGTGCCAGTACTGTAGCTATTGGTGTTCAGGCTGGATCAACTCTTCAGTCAACAGTCGCAATTGCCATAGGATGGCAAGCAGGACAGAGTATTCAAGGCCCTAGTACAATAGCTATTGGTGGTCAGGCTGGATTAACTAGTCAGTCAACAGTTGCGATTGCGATTGGATGGCAAGCTGGGCAAACTAATCAAGGATCTAATTCTATCGCAATAGGACAGCAAGCAGGAAACAATAGTCTATCATTAGGAAGTATAGCAATAGGATCTCAAGCTAATATGTTGAGCTATTATCAAGGCCTTGATTTATCTGCTGGATATTATACTACAACATCAATTCAATTGTTTTCAACAACTAGTAGTCCAATTTCAATTTCATTTTGGATAAAGTTTACTAGCTTACCTGCACCAGGCAATACTCCGTTTATAATGCAATATAACGCTAATATTGATATATATCTACAGAATATCGGCGGCGGTGCCTACTATATAGTAGTATATGTTTATGGAAGTGCCAGCAGCAGCCAGGCCGTGTTGTATGCAGTAACTAATAGGTGGTATTACATAACATTTACAGGATCAGGAACGGCAAGTGATTCTAAAATATATATAGATGGTGTTGTTTCATACTCTTATCCTACTGGTCTTATTTTTGGAACTACAAGTACAACTTTACGTATAGCAGGTTTTACACAGTATCCCCCACAGCATATACAAGATTTTAGAATTTATAAGAGTATTCTTTCACAAGCAAATGTTACTCAATTATATAATTTAAATGGAGGTCTAACAACTCCATCTGGATTATCAATACCAGATTTATGGTATACATTTAATGGTAATTTAACAAATACTGGTTCTTTAACTAATTCAATATCTCTAAGTGGTGGTACTACAGTATATGTTTTAAGATCAGGAGGTAATCCTGGAGCCCCTTCCATTGCAATAGGTTATAAAGCAGGAATGACTTCTTGTCAATCAACTAGTATAATATTGAATGCTTCAGGAATAGATTTATCTAGTGTAGAATCAGGTCTTTTTATAAGTCCAATTAGAATATCAGCTGACAGCACAGGACCAGCTGTATTAGCATATAATAATACATCTAAAGAAGTTTATGCAATGACAGGAAAAACATTTATAATTGATCATCCACAGGCCGCTGATAAATACCTAGTCCACGCATGTCTAGAAGGTCCAGAAGCAGGTGTTTATTACAGAGGTGAAGATGTATTAGAAGAAAATACAGAATATACCGAAATTATTTTACCATCATATGTCAAACATCTTGCCGTTAAATTTTCAGTACAAATAACGCCAATTGATTGTGAAAACAACTTCTATACAAGCCGAGTAAACCAAGAAACAGGTACATTTAAAGTTTTTGGAAAACCAGGCGCCTTTTTCTGGCATGTATATGGTTTAAGACAGAAAATAGATGTTGAACCACTAAAAGCCTCTGTAGATGTTAAGGGGTCAGGGCCATATAAGTGGATATAGACCAAGTTAATTTTAAAATCCAATACTATATCAGAATGCCACTAAATACAAATAAAAATACAACCAGAAAAAGAGGTGGAGCGTGCCCATGTATGATGACGGCTACACCTATAACAGGTGGCTACAAACCCACAAAACGCAATCTAAAATATCTTAAAAAATGGAAAAAAGGCAAGTCCATCGGATTTACAATGCGATCATCCCTTAAAGCTAAAGGATTAATTCCGAGAGCTAACGGCACTAAAAGAGTTAGTGCGAAATATCGTAAATAATTATAAAATATTAGTATAATACTTTGTTATAATTTATAACAAAGTAATATAATAAATATAAAGGAATTATAAGTAGTATTTACAATAATGGAGCTAGATGACGCCTTAGAAGAAGAAAAGGAAATAAAATCACGCAAAGGGTATCTCCTAAAAGATCTAGCAAGATCATTCATACAATGCCTAGGAGAAGCAGGGCCCGTCGCATCTGGAAAACTAATCCACTATACCGCCGACATGGTAACATCTGGTGGCCTACAACTCTGGCAAAAACTCTGTTGGGATTACGCATACGACCATATTGGCGTAGCCAGCCCAAGAATCTTCCACTTTCTTTTTAGAAAATTCAAAGAACTAAATGAAATATTCATAAAAGTCACATTTGATGCCTTCTGTAAAAGAAAAGATGTACAAGAAACTGTGACTGAATTAGTACTTATTCTTCAAGACTGTCCGAAGAAAACAAAACCTAAGCTGCCAAGTGTAGCCGCAGATACTCACGAAAATGAAACATGGTTAAGATCTGTACTTAGAACAACTGATAAAAAGGCAGTAAGAAATGTATACAATCAAGCAGGTGATTTAGAGCAAATGTTACATGCGGGTAATGAGATGGTCTACGCTATTCAGGAAGGAGCGACAGAAAGAGCCCTCTTTTGGATTAAATGGCTATTGGAGGAGGATGCAATTTACAGGAAGAAACTGGGTGGCGGTCTAACAACACTTGAAAGAGGCCCAGCACAATTAAAACCGCAGCAGAAATCATCGGTAGGATATTACTTAATCGCAGTTTTAGCTGAGGTCTACAAAGAATTCGCAGCGAAAGGGGTAATACGAATGCATGAGGAATTTCAGACACTATTGGATATCTATCGCTCTCCTGATCCAAGGAATACTCAGAGAAGAAAAATAGATACTATAGCACTAATGGTACAGATTCTAACAGATGTTCCAAAGTGGAAAGTTCCAGCCGCACCGAGCCTGGTTCCAGATATGGCAAAACTTCAAAGAGCTGTCTCACAATCAGATGGATTCTTTAGAGAAGTATTAATGGCGCCGCTACCGAAGAAGTTGCTACCAGCGACGGTTACAGGACTTGTTAAGAAGAAGGTGAAGGATTTAACAAAGCAGGAGCAACTGGAAAAACAACTTGCTGCGATTGATGAGGTGACGATGAATTTTTATAAGATGGGTAAATGATTTAGGTAAATGATTTAGGTAAATAATTTACCAACTAATACCCTAAAAATTGAATAATTAATAGCACATAAAGCCCTTAGTAGTCTAATAATTAGACCCGTGTCTATACCAAATAAAACTATTTTCTATTTGTATACTATATGCTAAAAGCGAACTTCGGTATGAGCGAATGCGACTCCGCACCTCAGAATGATTCCGAGAATACGGATCAACTAAAATATCGTGGATCCCACACGATGCTCGATTACACGAAGTGCTATATTAAACAGAAGAATACGGAGACAGTATTCATAGCACTTATGTGTGGCTTTAAAGAAATTTGTGGTAATAACAATTTACGCATAGTTGGAGAAAAAATGGTTTGTTTTGACGGATCTGTATCACCGCCAGGCGGCACAATAATTATAATGTTGGACGAGTCACACATTTCCCTTCATAGTTATGGAGAAGAGGGTATTCTCGCGATAGACTGTTTCACGTGTTCAAAGAATCCTGAAAATCATATTAACGCAGTAAGTGATATTAAAAAGCTAATGGCACATCACTTTTCTGAGGGCGAACTAATGAAGCATCATTCAGTGGGTCGTTTTGCGACTTTGTAAGCGTATGCGACTCTGTAAGCGTATGCGACTCTGTAAGCGTATGCGACTTTGTAATATCATTATGATATTAATTAAATATTATATTATTACATTTAGTATGTAATAATATAATAATGGTAGTATAATTATTTCTTTTTATGAGTCCGTCTTTTTTTATTTTTGCGTTTACGCGTTCTATGTTTTTTCATTAGTTTGTGATTATTACGGGTTTTCATACCACCTTTTGTTCTGCTGGTTTTAGGGTTACCATTAGTTCTATTATTATCATTACTACGTGGACGTTTAGATGTAATTTTAGGATTCGCAGCCTCTTGAGCAGACATATTAGCATTCATATTAGCATTCGCAGCCTTTTGAGCAGTTTTAGCATTCGCAGCCTCTTGAGCAGTTTTAGCATTCGCAGCCTCTTGAGCAGTTTTAGCATTCGCAGCCTCTTGAGCAGTTTTAGCATTCGCAGCCTCTTGAGCAGTTATTTTAGCTTTAACACTCTTAATAATATTTAAAAATGCCCATTCTGGTTTAATTTGAATGAATGGTCTCTGGTATATTTCTGTAATATATTTTTGATATGTAAGTATGTTTCCATTAGAATTGAATGGATTGTCTATAGATAATAATTTATCATATGCGATCTCAATATCAATAATATTACTAATTTTTTTACTTTTGAGTTGCTCATTTCTTTCCTGACTATTGATTTCTTTTTTAATTCCATTTAATGCTAAAGTATATTGAGCATAATTATGTTTTTTTATAAATACAAATGCGAAAGTGGTAGCAATCATAGTACGTAAATCAATTGGTTCATTATTTCCAAATGTATTTGTGATTTGTTGTTGAACATAGTCATATATTTCCAGAAAATCTTTAGGATTAATGCGAGGTCTAATTTTTTCTATCATTTCTATAGCTAAATTAAATTTTGAGATATAATCAACTAAGTCTCCTAATAGCGTAGCAGATGATGAAATAGATTCTATATAATCATCAAGTGAATTAGGTATTAATTTTATATCAGTTTTCTCAATATTTAGAAGTAATTCTATTGATTTTTTATTGGCACTAATATATTTTTCTATGAATAATTTGCTAATGAAAAACATTACAGGATCATATATATTATCATATATATATTGTAATGCTGATATTCTTTGATTAAACCATTTATTTAAATAATCTATAAATAATTCGATATTTCTGTTAATATTATATTGAATGATCAATTTCTCTCTTATTTGGGCTGGTGTTAGTTTTCTTGAATTAATATTATAATTATAATATGTAACTATTTTACCTTCAGTTTTAAGAACATGTCCTAATCCATACATTCTTGCGGTAGTCTCACATAAACCATCATATATTACAGTTAAAATTTTCAATGGATTTCCTGGAGCAGCGGCAGCACCAGCACCAGCAGCAGCAGCATATGTGCTAGTCATAGATTTTGAAATAGTAACAATTTGAATTAAATCTGTCCATGTTTTTAAAGGAATTAATGACATTTTCAAATCAAACTCAGATTTAGGTGATATTGGAGGTCTAGATACAATATCACTAATTTTTGTTGTATCTTCTGAACCCCTAATCCTAACATTATCTGTTGTTTTTAATATTCTATTTACTGCTAATTGTATTGGACCAGATATAGTGATTATAGGTTCCGCATTTGTGAGCCTTGATGATACAGTTAACGTATTATTATCAGCTGATACATTAATTTTGAATGTATTAAATATATCAATAGGGATATTTTGTATATCAAATATATCAATAGGGTATTCTGTTACTGCAGCTGCTGTTGCTGCTGCTATTGGACCAATTATAATTTTTTTGGTAAGTGAATGTTTTTGCTTACCACCTTTATAGCCCGAACCTGCATCCCATTCTCCAATTGTTAAGTCGCATAAGGTAAGTCCGCCACTTAATAAGATATCACCAATGTTATTATTAGCAGATTCAACATAAAACCCAGTAACCCCATCAGCCTTAAGTGTCTTAATTAATTTAATTATTTGTTCTTCATCATCAATAGATGCACTCATAACATTTGAATTTTCTTTATTTTTTGGTATATATTTAATCCCAGCAGTATGTAATAAATCTATAAATTCATCTGTTAATTTTTCAATAAGTAGTTTACAACTTGTTTGATTAATTTTACGAGATTTGGTAAAAATACTTTTATCAATAATATGAATCCATTTATTATAAAAAGCACGATAAAAAGCATGATCACCATTTTCTGGAAAATTAAGTTCAAACTCTATCTTTAATTTGTCACAATATGGTTTTCCATATTCAACAATATCGTGATATAAGTCTATATAACTTCTTAGAAAATTAACAATAGTAAAATAAGGAAAATAAGGAATTGGAATACTACCATCATTAACCAGTGATTGAATCTTAGAGTTGGATGATGCAGCTACTTTATCACTCACATTATATGAATTAATTGCTTTTTTAAAAAATGGATAAGAAAAAGAAATATGTTTTGCGAATTTATCATTAAACATTTCAATTATATTACCTTTTGTGGAACAGTTGCCACGACATAGATTTACACTAGATAATTCTGTATTATAATATTTTATAAAGCTCTCCTCTGAATTAATAGCGCTTTGAGGCACTATTGGTACAAGTTTAGGAGAAAATTTAACTTGTTCAAGTGTTTTCTCAATATATTGTTGTTTTTGTAAGTCACTAATTTCATATTTTTCATTTGTTTTAGAATCATAAAATCCCCATTTTTTAATCTCCCCTGATACATTGTTTTCTGGTATTGGTCTAAGAACTATAATAGACCTATCTGGTTCAGAGCTTGCGAAATATCTAACAGTATTGGGTGTAACTGGTAGAGAAATTGTAGGATCTAATTTATCTAGAAAACCTTTAAATTCATTATCATTTAAATCAGTTATTTTTATTAAGTTATCTATATTAATTGGCTTTTTATATATAAATCTAATCAATTCAATAATAATTTCATTAATATTAGATTTTTGAATATTTGATTTAAAATGGCTAGTTCTTGCTTCAATAACTGTTACAGTACCATCTAAATTTTCATCAATTTGTATTAAGAAATTGGCATCAGGATCATATATATATGAATGGTCGGGGACAGCATCCCTATCAGGATAGTGGACAGCATCCCTACCAGGGTCGTGGGCAGCACCCATATCAAAGTTAGCTGCTGCAGCCATATCTAAAGTCTTACAAGAATTTAGATATGGTAAAAATATTTCATATAATAATATTATTTTTAGTACAAATCCTCTTTGCGTCGGCCATCCCATCCAGCATTTGGATTATATTCCTCCTCTTCCCCATCTTCACCACCTTCTTCGCGCTCCCCAAACTCATCATCTTCGCCTTCAAATGATTCCTCCTCCTCATATTCATAGTTTGATCCACCACCTAGAGATGCCTGTTCATCAGGATTAACATATACATTTTCCTCTTCCTCACTACCCTCTTCCCTACTAATACCGCGTTGGCCAATAGACCCAAGAACGGGCACCTTCTTCATAAGTCTTGCGGCTTGACGCATCTTCTCCTCTTCAAGTTCCTTTCTACGTTGGAACTCTGCCTTTTCCCTATCTTCCTCCTCCTTTTTCTTAGCCCATAGACTGGCCATCTCCGCGAATGATGGGGTGTTAGTAGTAGTAGACTTTAGCTCTGTTAACTTAGGCTTCTCCGTTGGCTGGCGCCTCTCCAGTGGTTGTGGTTTAAAAGGTGGAATAACTACATTATTTTTCTTAACTGCCCCTAGTGCTGGAAAATCATCTGTTGAGCTAAGATCAACAGGTTTTTGGTAATTAGGATCCTCTGAAATACGAACCTGCTCTGCGAACTTGGAGGCAAATGATCCAGAGGATTTAGAAGTGGAATTAGCATCCGCACTTAGAGGACTTAGTGAAGTAATAGAGGCAAGAGTGGCAGGGGCTAATTTAGATACTTCAATAGTAACTGGTTTCTCTTTTCTATATTCGTGTGAAACTTTGCTAAAAGCAGTTGAATTACTACGTTCTTGGGAGAAATTTCTAGAAGGCGGTTCTAAGCCCTCCCTTAAAGGTTGTTTTACACCACCCTCTCTTAAGAATGATGGAACATACTTTTTAGACATCTTGGAATTTAGCACTATTATATTAATATCCACATCGTTTTAAGTCAGTTTTAAATCCCATATCATATTTCAAATTTTACTCACTCATAATTACTTATAACATAAAGTATCTCAACAACTTTCTTATTTCTATCCCCAAGATTTCTAGAGCCATGATACGTATCATATTCTTTTTGATACATTTTAACTTCGCATCTCAATTCTAAAAAAATAGTATTCCAATCCTCCTCAGTAACTAGCCCCTCATTATTGTAGGAGACTAAAGTATATCTCGCCTTTTTCAAACAATTACGTAATAAATCCAGCATTGTATCATATGCGGTCCCACGCCCATTAAATGCTGATTTATTCCAGAATTTGGGAATACCAGACACTTTTGAGTAATCAGTTGGTGCCCGATTAAGAGCGATTAAATTCAACATAAAATAGTTTGAGCCATATGGGTGTTCGTTATATGGCGGATCTAAATAAATCACATCTAATTCCCCATCTTTAAATGTAGTTATTAGATTATTAATATCCGAATTATGGCACTTACTTATACAGCTACTATTAGACCAGATAGGTCTAACTAATTCAATTGGTGCGAGTATACGTTCTAAAGCATTTTCCGCTGCGCCTCCAAAATGGCCAATACCGTCTTTTTTATAGAAACCTCTAAAGACTCCCGCGGTATTGACATTAATACTCGCCTTAATAAGTAATGGTCCCATTAAGTAGCACTTAATGTCCTCTTCTACTCCAGAAATATACTTTAACAAAGTATCAATTATCATAGCATTTTCACGTGTGTAGAAGCAGCGCTCATCTGCCTCCACTGAGTCCGTGTTTTTGGGTGAATAAAGTTCAGATACAAAGCCAGTCTCTGTTGCGTTAGCACATAGTCTATCCATCTCATCAAAATGCCCTAAAATCCGTTCCTTTTGTATAGCACTCGGTGTTTCAAGAAAACATCTAAGTAGAATATACGAATAATACTCCATATCATTACTATGAAGTGTAGAACAAAGAGGCATTAGTGCGCGACTAACTACACCGCTTCCTGCGAACCCGTCAAATGCGACAAGTTTTTTACCGAGTTTTGACCGAATTTCTTCAACAATTTCCATAATCCACGGGACTAACTTCCGCTTATTCCCAATATAAGTAATCATAGGTTGTAAAACGAACTCACTTTCAATAATTGCGTTCGCAGATGTGCTACTAAGAATCTGAATAAGCCGCGACTTTTTGAGTCCGCTACATCCTTTTAGTCCTCTATCTTTACAAAGCTGAAGCAATTCAGGTAGTTTTAGCTTTGTATAATCATCTTTAACACCATTGTCCATTTACCCTTTCTATTATATTATTCCTTAGACTATTTCCTAGACTTTTTGAGAGATTTACGTACATTTTTTGACTTTTTCATAGTCCTCTGTTTCTTAGTGGGTCGTACAGCATTGTTCAATGAATTGCGAATATTTTGTACATTAAACATTGTACTTACTGCTTCAAAGTTATTAGGGGTTATTCTAATATTAGAGGTCTCAATAAGTTTCCTGCCGCTAATTAGTTCCTCTTCTGAACAGGTCGCATCAGAGCATTCTAAAAAAACTGGCATTAAGGCTAGAGATTTCAATTTTTTCTCAACCCTTTCTACTATCGCATTTCTGAGGTCTATTTTACCCGCATTTGTAAATTTCTTAGCCATAAACGTTCCTGATGATAAATTAAACTTAATAACGGGGAGATCAATTTCAAATTCACCTGCTGCGTATATATCAGTATTGTCAATCTTGTCAGTTAACTCTTTAAGATTAACATGTAGAGTTCCAATTTCCTGTTTTGATATTGTGCGCGCCGCAAATAAGTTTTCTGATTCGCGAAGAATCCATGTATATAAACCTGGTGCCGCTTCAAGTAATTGTTCATTAAAAAGTATTCTCTTTGAAAAATAATTTAATATTTTTTCTATATTTTCTGGTGTTCTATCAGATTTCTTTACAAATAAACATTGTCTTCCATTAGCCGTACACGTCTTTTCTCTAGTTTTAATAGGAAATAGAATTACCATCCTCTTAATATTACCGCACTTTTTATATTTATTCAAAGACAGTCAGTTTAGGCAGCTCCTTACATTTCATAACTTCCTCAGAAAGTTGCCCTAATTCTTTATATAAATCCGCAATTCTGCTTTCATACGCTTTAATAGTTCTTTCTACCTTTTCCATTTTATAATGATACCTTTCAATTTG